ATGGCATTTACGATAAGTTTTTTATTAAGAAAAGATAAGACAAACAAAAAAGGTGAAACACCAGTTTTCTGTCGAATTGCTCACCAAGGAAAAAGGATCGATTTTCAAACTGAGGTTAAAATACCTATGGATAGGTGGCTGCCCCCAGTGGTCAAACTGGAAAAAAACGGCGATCAAATGTTTATTAAAGGTACTAGTGAATTTATTAAAGAAAAGAACCGTTTACTTAATCAAACCAGAACAAGAATTCTTCGTGGTTATAATGACCTTGTAAGTTCTAATGAAGAGATCGTTCTTAAAAAGCTGAAGGCTATTGCCAAGGGGCAAGAAGAAAAAGGACTTACCTTTTTAGAAGCTCTTGAGAAGTCTAAACAACGTAGTGGCTTGCGACCTAATACGATAAGAAGAATACAAGTAACAATCGACAACCTTAAACTCTTCCTTAAAGATGAGTTTGGTAAAGAAGATATCCACTTGAGCGATTTACTAAAGAATAATTATAAAGGTTTTGATATTCGATATGTAGATTGGTGTACTACTAAAACCACTGTCAGGTTTGATGGTAGTATCAGGTATCCCAAAAAACACGAAACTGCCATTAGGGAAGTAAGGCATTTTCGGAAGGCAATTAATATGGCAGTACAACTCGGCGAGATGGATAAAAACCCTTTGATTGCAGAGTTCAAAATCCCTAAGGATGAAAAAACTAAACGAGAGGTACTAACATTAGAAGAACTAAAAAAGCTTATGGAGTTGGATTTGTCTGATAAGCTTAATATGGATCGTATTAGAGATTGTTTTGTTTTTCAGTGTTTTACCGGGCTTGCATTTGTAGACATTGATTCTTTAAAAAAAGAGCACCTATTTAAACGTAATGAGCGTACTTGGATTATTAAAGAACGAGTAAAGTCTTCTACTGTTGCCAAAGTTCCTTTGCTTCCGCAAGCGCAAGTTATTTTGGATAAATATCGAGATGACCCTGTTTGTGCTGGCAAGGACAAGCTTATTCCAGTAATCTCTAACAAAAACTATAATGTATACTTGCAATCGATGGCAGAACTTGCCAGTATCGAGAAGCACTTGACAAGTCATGTCGGACGTAAAACTTTTGCTACTTTGGTGTATAATGCGGGAACTGATCGTTCAAAACTAAAAGAAATGACCGGGCATTCTGATGAAACTATTACTCAAATTTATGCAAGTATTACTGATGATACTCTCGAACGGGAAATAGATAAATTCGAAGGTTTGTTTACTGATTAAGGCGTTTATTTACCCCTCGTTGTATATGGACAAACACGAGGGGTTTAAAGTAGAGTGTTTAGGAGTTAGATTCAGTAAAAACTCTGCGTACATCTGCTCCTTTGTAATACCACTTCCCGCTCACTTTTTTCGCTGGAAGCTCTCCTCTTTCCCTCATTCGGGCAAGGGTATCATCACTGATATCCCCTCCCATTTCTTCTTTGATCCTTTTGTTTGTGTATATATCTAACCCACTGTTTTCAGCTTTAAATAACGCCTCTATTTTACCATAGATGGTTTCTTCAAAAGCCTTCATTAAGTGTTGAATGTCTTCCGTTGTTGGAATATTTGCTGCCATTATCTTACCTTTTAAAAATTTGAATACTTATTTATATTTGAACCAGCATAGCCCCAAGAAAGTGAACAACAGGGCTGAGTATGCCTTTCAGACCTACCTGTTTTTTAGCCTGCATGAGCAGGTAGCCAAAAAATTTGTTTTGCCAGATCATACGCTTCTGTAATTCAATCCAGTCAATGGGAGTTGTATTCGCTTGCCTGGCGTTTTGAGATGGATTTTGTTTATATATGTAAACCTTTTATAAAGTAGTTGATATATGTCCTCAACAGGCATCTGGGTAGCTGTGGCATTGATCCAGCCCTGTTCGGTAAAAACATTTTTTGAATCCCCAAAGCTTTGTATCATTAGATTTGCTGTCTCCATTTTTATTTAGTTGTTTATAGTGTAAAGAAGTGAAAAAGCAAACACCTTTACATTTTAGGTTTTAGGGAATTGTATGTTTTGGGTGATGCTATAGCAAACTTTCCTGATTTTATGTTTTATTTCCTTAGAGAATTGCTTGTATATATCTTCTGCACTGGTACCTGCTTATGGGTCGCATAGTTTTTCACTAGTTGCCCCAAGGCTTTTCGAGAATCCCCAAAAAGTGTCAAGGTTCCTTCTTTTTCCAGTGCATTCAATTCAGCTTCTGCTCTTTGCTTATCGTCCTCGATAGCTTTGATTCAGGCTTTCTACTCATTCTGACGGTTTCCGAAGTCTACCTACCTCAAAAGCATTTGTGCCGAGGATATTCGGGCATGGCACCTTTCTTCACACTCAATAAAGTATTTTCTGACTTCCCGCCCCTTATCGGTTTGAGCTAACAAGACAAGTGACTTAACACACTCGACTAACACACAAATAGTATCAAAGGGGCTGCTTCTTCCTGTCTTTTTATTTTCCGCAACTTGGCGGGAAAATTGATAGTCAGCGAGTTATGTGAGATTTCCTTTAAAACATTCTTTGTATTGTCGTTTTTTAAAGGCAACAACCAACAACCTTTTTCTGGAAAGGGCGGCAACAGAAATCGCCCGGTTTTCGTTAAGGTAGCTGCCTCTGCATCACGTTTTCTCACTCCGGTTTCAAACCGAAACGAGCCAGATTCTTCTATTTTAGCCTGATGGTTTTCAAGAGTAGTAGCCCCTACACCACATTTTCTTATCTCCATTTCAAAAGGCAGCGAGCCAGATTCTTCTATTTCAGCCTGATGGTTTTCAAGAGTAGTAGCCCCTACATTTTCTTATCTCCATTTCAAAAGGCAGCGAGCCAGATTCTTCTATTTCAGCCTGATGGTTTTCAAGAGTAGTAGCCCCTACACCACATTTTCTCATCTCCATTTCAAAAGGCAGCGAGCCAGATTCTTCTATTTTAGCCTGATGGTTTTCAAGAGTAGTAGCCTCTACACCACGTTTTCTCATCTCCATTTCAAAAGGCAGCGAGCCAAACTCTTCTATTTTAGCCTGATGGTTTTCAAGAGTAGTAGCCCCTACACCACGTTTTCTCATCTCCATTTCAAAAGGCAGCGAGCCAAACTCTTCTATTTTAGCCTGATGGTTTTCAAGAGTAGTAGCCCCTACACCACGTTTTCTCATCTCCATTTCAAAAGGCAGCGAGCCAAACTCTTCTATTTTAGCCTGATAACACCTAATAGTTTCCATTAGAGCCTCACCCAATGCCTCTACCAGAAGCAAACCTGCCACAGGAGGTTGCTGCCTTAAATCATTTGTGTTCATTGGTTTTATCATTAAAATCTGATTGATTTACCATTTTTGAATCTCAACATCACTCACTCGTTAAAATAACAGTAGTTGTCTTTCTTCCAATTTGAAAGATTGAACTACTGTTATGATGCCTTCTACTCTCTTATCTGTCGGGGTTTCCTAAGTCACCCTGATAATCTTGATTTTCCTCTGGTATTCCAAAATGCTTTATTGCCAGGTCATAAGCCTCTAAAATCCAGCCTGTGGATTCGAGCCATTCGATGGGCGTTTTATTTGCCATTTTTGCTTGCTGATATATATATTGTCCGGATGACACGGTAAATTCCTTGTAAAGAATCTGGTAGAGTCCCTGAGTGGTTACCTCAGGCCAGATCGAATAATTTTACATCATTTGCCCCAGTTCTTTTCTGACTTTGGTAAAAAGTGGGTTGAAGTTTTCTATCTGTAAACTTGCTTGAGCTGCCTTGATATGGGTTATTTCGTCTGTCAAGGAATCTTGTGCATCCCTGATGCTACTTATTTCGTGTGCCAAAAATTTGTGGTAGGAGTTCAAAAGTTTTATTTGTCCTCTGGTCTCTTTGGTGGACTTTGCCAGTTCATGGAGTTTTTTTACTGCCTGTGCCCAAAGCTTCTGATTGAATGGCTGTTCCTGAACTGTTTTGCGAACATAGTCGAATGATTGAACCAGCCTGGATTTAAAGGCAACAACCTTTTTCGTATTCCTGGAAAGGGTACCAATAAAAATCGCCTAATTTTCATTAAGGTAGCAGAATTTTAGGGTAGTAGCCCCTACACCACGTTTTCTCATCTCCATTTCAAAAGGCAGCGAGCCAAACTCTTCTATTTCAGCCTGATGGTTTTCAAGAGTAGTAGCCCCTACACCACATTTTCTCATCTCCATTTCAAAAGGCAGCGAGCCAAACTCTTCTATTTTAGCCTGATCAAGGGTAGCTACCTATATCATGTTTTCTCACTACCGTTTCAAGAGGCAGCGAGCCAGGCTCTTCTATTTTAGCCTAATAACACCTGATAGTTTCCATCAGAGTCTCACCCAATGCCTCTATCGGAAGCAAAGCTACCACCAAAGACTGCTGCCTTAAATAATTTGTATTCCTTGGTTTTATCATTAAAACCCGATTGATTTACCATTTTTGAATCTCAACATCACTCACTGGTTAAAATAACAGTAGTTGTTTTTCTTCCAGTTTGAAAGACAACTACTGTTATGATGCCTTCTACTCTCTTATCTGTCAGGATTTCCTAAGTCACCCTGATAATCTTGATTTTCCTCTGGTATTCCAAAATGCTTTATAGCCAGGCCATAAGCCTCTAAAATCCAGCCTGTGGATTCAAGCCACTCGATGGGCGTTTTATTCGCCATTTTTGCTTGCTGATATATATTTTGTCCGGATGCTACGGTAAATTCCTTGTAAAGAATCTGGTAGAGTTCCTGAGTGGTCACCTCATACCAGATCGAATAATTTTGCATCATTTGTCCCAGCTCTTTTCTGACTTTGGTAAAAAGAGGGTTGAAGTTTTCTATCTGTAAAGTTGTTTGAGCTGCCTTGATATTGACCATTTCGTCTGCCAAGGAATCTTGCGCATCCCTGATGCTACTTATTTCGTGTGCCAAAAATTTGTGGTAGGAGTTCAAAAGTTTTATTTGTCCTCTGGTCTCTTTGGTGGACTTTGCCAGTTCATGGAGGTTTTTTACTGCTTGTACCAAAATCCTCTGATTGAATGGCTGTTCTTGAATTGTTTTTCTAACATAAGCAAATGATTGAACCAGTCTGGATTTAAAGGCAACAACCTTTTTCGTATTTCTGGAAAGGGTTCCAATAAAAATCGCCTGATTTTCATTAAGGTAGCAGAATCTTAGGGTAGTTGCCCCTACATCACGTTTTTTCACTTCGGTTTCAAACGGCAGCGAGCCAAACTCTTCTATTTTAGCCTGATAACGCTGAATAGTTGCCATCAAAGCTTTATGTTTGACTCCCAGTGCTTCTGCCACCAACCTGCTATCTACTACAGGTATTTCATTTTTTACTTCAATAGGTAATAAGCCTTCCAGCGAGGCTTGTGTTGAGTTGTCTTTGTTTATTGATTTTGCCATTAAAATAAGTTTTGAGTGGGGCGAAAACGTTTTTTTAGAAAATAATACCTTTCCCAGTTCCTCATCAGCCCCTTGTTGTTTTTGAAAACTAAATTATTCCCTGTCCACCCATAATATTTAAGATGCCAGGGTTTTACAGATCATCAATGTCAAGGAAATGCTACCCTGCCTTTTCCAATTCTGTCAAAATAAAATGTAAGCCAATCATTTCCACATCCGTAAAATGAGCCGTTCGCGGAGTAAAACTCAGGGGGATGCCAGAGAACTTGCCTGTGGGCTGCTTAATTACTTCCAGTTGAGCCGCTATTTCATACTCCGGGCGATCCAGCCACATGGTTACATCTGCATAAGTGTTCAGCAAGGCATTGATTTTAGTTACCTTTTGTATACTGTCATCTTCTGCCTGGGGCAATGGTGTAAATACGATGCAAGGGATGCCCAACACACTGGCAAGCTTTTTTAATTCCTGAATATTACTTTGAGTGTCTCCACCCACTACCTGATGTAAATCGTCTACAACAATGAGTTCAACCTGATTGTAATAGGCGTGATAAAGGCATTTGCGTCTGAATTCCTCAAACACAATCCCTCTGATGTCACAGGCAATGAAATTAAAATTAAAGGTTGCCGTTAATGTATCATTGTATTTTTTGTACTTCTCATCTTCGGGGCATTCTTTGATGTACTCTATTTCTATCAGGTCAATATCACTCATGGCTGATACCATGCGATGCCTGATGTTTCTTTCTTTGCTTGCCGAACAAAAGAGTACGCCCATATCGTGGTGTATAAGCGCATCGAGAGCCAAACTTACCGCCAGGCTGGTTTTGCCTGCTTTAGGGTAAGAAGCAATATGAGTAAGGGGTTCGGTAAGGTGAAATAAATCGGCTGTCATCATAAGAGTTATCTTGATTTAAAATGTTTGAAAAAACCTATTTTTGCTATTTGTTGGCAGGATTTGATACTGATGTTGTTTTCAACGAGGGCTGTCATATCGAACCTCATGTGTTTTTTATAGTTGACAGGTGTTGGTGTCTGATGATTCATTTGGCACATATTTTAAGTATTGATTAAATCTGTGTTTGAACTACTTTTTATTTTTCTTTTTCAACCTCCTGGCCTTGGCCACTGCCTTATTTCTGGCAATACGCCCTGCCCTGATTTGTTCTTCATGGTTTTTGTTTTCACGAATGCGTGCTTCCCGTGCAGCCAGGTAAGCTTTAAGCTTTCGTTTGCTTCGGGCAAGTTTTTTGGGTAGGTAAATCCAGGTGTTGTGGTCTACCTGTACCTTCACTTTGTTTTGCAGGCCTTTTTGCCGCTGTTGGGCAAGGAGCTTTGCTTCGCGCTTGTGTTGTTCAGTGATGCTTTCTCTACTCATGATGGCTGATGTTTTTAGGTTGAGTACTCAGTATTGCCTGTAAAATCAGCCATAGCAGTGGTAGGTTTGCCCACAAGGTATGCGACAAATGATGTATCATTTTTCTTATAGTTTTTTGTTAGCAGTGTATTTTTATAAGTCAGGGCTGGTTTTCAGAGAAGGATAAGGGTGTTTCTACCTACTCCTCCCCACGTTTTTTTTGAAAATGATAGGCTATTTTGGATTCTATTTTTGCCTCGAAACTCACTGGAAACTCAAACAAGAAGACTGTTTTGCCTTCAAAAATGACCTCACAAACGGGTAGTGCTTTGGCTAAGGGGTACCTGGGCTGGAAGTCGTAATAAAACAGGCTCCCATTGAGGTGTTTCAGATCGGTAACGGTAAAGTTTTGAATGTCACTTTCATTCAATTTCTGCAATACAGTTACTTTTTTTCTTACGTGCAGGGTTATTCTTCTTTTCCTCTTTTTCATTTTTTTTACTTTGATGTTTGATCTTTAAATATTGAGAGAGCGCCCTCTTTTGCATAGTTACAGTAATGCTGCAAAGTGGTATGCCCTGGGCAAACAACCTTACAGTGAGGTATACCAAAAAGTATTCATGAGCTTACTTGCCCTGGGTAGTCATTTACCAGACTGACTCCAGAGTGAATGAAGGGATTGAAAATGCCGCCTGCCTCTTTTGAACAAGCCGCTGAGGGAATCATTTTTAACTGATATACAGTGTTAGTGTGATTTGCTTCATTTGATCATCTGTTGTTTTGGTTTATATTTCTATTTAATAAGTCGCTTTTCCGGCAATGTTGTTTACCTGTCTGTCTAGAGAAAAAGGCAAAGGCATACTACGTGCATGTCTTTGCCTGGAAATATTACAAGGGTCAAACTTGCATTAGATAAGCGCTATCCATGGTACTGTTTGACCCTCACATTCAACTAAACTCAGTTCATCATTGTCAGGTATTTCACTAAGCCTTCTGCTTAATGAGGATGCAATAGTATGAACAAGAAATAATACAAACAAGGTTTTTGTTAAAAAACTTCTCTTTTTTGCGTAAAAAACAAGTATTTATACTTGCTTATGTGATAGCGAATATTTTTTTGAAAGAATTTTGAATGTTGATGAAAGTTTGGTAAGATTGTACTCAACATAAGGGTTCTTTCGTTCGGGAGATCAAACGTTGCCTGCTTACTGGCAGTGTTTGATTTTGCTTACGACATATCATTAGAGCAAAGGCTCCACCTATTTTTCTTGTTTATATAACATCACACGGCTTGCCTGTCAGCAGAATACCGCTGGCAGGACAGGCTTAAAAGAAACCCAGAGTTATTTCTTAACCGTATATCAAACTGCTTGATTTGAGGCTGTATGGCGCTTTTATGCCTGGTTTTAAAGCAAGCAGCCACCTTACCACAGGTGTTTATTCAGGACTAAAGTATGGCTGTTTGCATACGTTACTGATTTACCTGTGGTCTGGAATGGCTTGGTCTGCCTGTACCAGAAACTGATGTTTCTGTACCAGAGCCAAAAAAACAACCGTTCAGTTTTTTGCGCTGTAGCAGGTGTTTTTTAGGCTAAAGTCCCTGTTTTGGTATGAAAATTTAAATTATCATTTTAGCGAATATAATAATTCGCTTGAATAAATGGGAGTGCTATATATATACTTCAAAAGAGTGTTATTATTTGATAAATACAATTTTAACAATTTGTTGTATCCGTTTGTGAATTACAACTACTAAGAGTCGTTTGATTATTTATTTATGCAAAAACCTTTGCTTGTTTCAGGCGAAGGTTTTTTTTATTGGCATTACTCATTTATTTTTTGGTAGCTTCTTCAGTATTTGTTCAGCGGCATCCACTTTGGTTTGGGCTTCCCTGAATAAATGAACGGCTTCTTTGAGCAAAGCAGTGGCAGTTCCTTCCGGGGTTGCCCGGTTCATCAACTCTACCACCGTCAGCCCAAATACCTGCGCAATCTGGGCAATGTCGTCCAGCCCTACATTTTGGGTACGTCCATTTTCAATTCTTTCATAAGTTTGTTTGCCCCAACCCAGTTTAGTCGCCATTTGTTGGTGGGTAAGCCCCTCACTGGTACGCAAATGCTTAATGATTTTTAGTAAGTCTTGTTTTTCCATTGGGCTAAAATACCTGCTTTTTCTTTGATACACATCAAGTTTTGATGCCTTTTATTTGTAAGTGATTATGAATAGATTACATTTGAATGAAAAACATCTAATATTGATGTTTTTATGTTTGTTTAATATTGAAATATGATGTAATACACTCACTAACAACCAACACTTTTTTACTATGAACAATTCTCAACAACTATTACAAAAGATCAAACAGGCACGTTCTGCTACCCGGCTTACCACCCAAAACCCTTATGATGAACAACACGAAGCGGCCAAATGGAAAGACTACTATGAAAAGGCGCAACATTATATGGAGGGCAAGTCTTACCTCGAAAGGCGGTTGGTCTGGTTTAAACTCAGCAAAGGATTCAGGGCATTTTATCACCCGGTATCGGTCGTACTTGCTTTGGTAACCGCTACCCTGCTGGCCACCCGGCATTTAAAGCTGCACTCACTGGGTCCCATCTCTATCTTTTTGCTCTTACTCACTCTGGCGTGTTTGCTGGTGATTTTTGGCGCACTCGAATGGGGCAAGAAAGAAAAAGCCACTGATGTGTTTTATCGGCAGGCAAACGGCAGAGCAGTACCTTTGATGCAATGGCTCTACCTTGGTTTATTGGTGTTTGCTTCGCTGCTGGTCAGTGCTTTGGGTGGGGCACTCATTGGCGATGCCCAAACGAATGAAAACAAAAATATTATGGCGGATAAAGTTCAAGCCATTCAACGGGTAAAAACCGATCACCAGACACGTTTGCAACAGCTGGCAAAGACCATTGCCGGGCTCGAAAGCCTGTCGGTAGACCCCAAGGTAAGGCGCTGGGGGCTGACCAAAGCTGAGCAGGAAAACCTGCGGGCGGGCAAAGCAGAAAAAGCAAAACTTGAGCAACAACAATCGCAGCAAATTGCCCGGCTTGAGACCCGTTACGGGCAACGTAGCCAAATCAACCATTATTACCGCCACTTAGGAATGGGGATTGGTTTTTCGGTGGTGCTGATGATGGAACTGTTCCTGATATACGCCTATTACTTTCACAATGCTTTTATGAAACGGGTAGAAGCCGAAGGCAGGCAACACGCTATTTTGCCCCTGCCCGAAGAAGCTAAAGAAGGAGTATTGCCTCACCAGGAAATCATAACGGCAGTGACTCAGGGTTTACAAACCGGGTTTAGTCAGTTAATCAATGTCTCTGATTCAACCACAGAGTCAGAAGGGCGTGATCAAAGAAAGGAAATCAGTTTGCGCCCCAGAGGTAAGCCTGACCCGGTAAACAGGCACGAGTTGCATGACAGTTTAATGAATAATGATGGTGGTGGTATGAACAAAAGTGGTGTCAAATCAAAAGGCAGTCATGACAGTTTAATGGGTGGTATGAACAAAAGTGGTGTCAAGTCAAAAGACTGTCATGACAGTTTAATGAATAATGATGGTGGTGGTATGAACAAAAGTGGTGTCAAGTCAAAAGACTGTCATGACAGTTTAATGGGTGGTGGTATGAACAAAAGCGATGTCAAGTCAAAAGACAGTCATGACAGTTTAATGGATGGTATGAACAATCATACAACACCTATGAACAAAAGTGGTGTCAAATCAAAAGACAGTCATGACAGTTTAATGGATGGTATGAACAAAAGCGGTGTCAAATCAAAAGACTGTCATGACAGTTTAGTGGATGGTGGTATGAACAAAAGTGGTGTCAAGTCAAAAGACTGTCATGACAGTTTAATGGGTGGTGGTATGAACAAAAGTGGTGTCAAGTCAAAAGACTGTCATGACAGTTTAATGGGTGGTGGTATGAACAAAAGCGATGTCAAGTCAAAAGACAGTCATGACAGTTTAATGGATGGTATGAACAATCATACAACACCTATGAACAAAAGTGGTGTCAAATCAAAAGACAGTCATGACAGTTTAATGGATGGTATGAACAAAAGCGGTGTCAAATCAAAAGACTGTCATGACAGTTTAGTGGATGGTGGTATGAACAAAAGCGGTGTCAAATCAAAAGACTGTCATGACAGTTTAGTGGATGGTGGTATGAACAAAAGTGGTGTCAAGTCAAAAGACTGTCATGACAGTTTAATGGGTGGTGGTATGAACAAAAGCGATGTCAAATCAAAAGACTGTCATGACAGTTTAATGGGTGGTATGAACAAAAGCGATGTCAAATCAAAAGACAGTCATGACAGTTTAATGGGTGGTGGTATGAACAAAAGTGGTGTCAAACAAAGCAGTAAAAAAACAGGTCGCAATGGCTATTATATTTCTCCTATTTGTTTTGACCGCTATTATGAAGGGCGCAACCGTGCCGACGAACCTTACCGAAAACTACATTGGTACGAAGCAGTAATACCTGACTTGATGAAAGGGGTGAAGTATGGAGATATTCTGGAAAAGCAATACCAGGTCTATGATTTTAGACAAGACAGGTATGTGGTGAAAAACATCAGTGATACCACGCTCAGAAGCACCATTGTAGCCCAATTGAAAAGTCTGGAAAATATGTGATAAGTAACCCCTGTAGGTAGACCGTCTGTCTACCCCAGGGGTTTGGGTGTTCAAGTGTTTACTTTTAAAGTCTCTGCGTGTTTTGCCAGTTCTTTGATTCTATTCAATTCCGGTTTGCCCGCCCCGGCCAGGGTAGCCTTGCGAAGTGCCTCTTTTTCGCTGATCTGAAACTCCCGAAACACGGTTTGCCAGGCGTCGGGGTTTTGCCAATACTCCTGTTCTTTTTCGCTGAGGTTTTCGGCCAGTAAAATGACTACTTGATTGCCTGCGGCAAAGAGGCACTCAATAAGTTGGCGGGTAAAAGCCAGTGGCTCAGTGGTTGCTTTGGTTTTATTAGTGGCTTTGCCACCAACTACTGTTTCATTTGCGGCAAGAGATACCACAGGTAGCCCCTGGCAAGCCGCCCATGCTTCTTTGCCTGAAAAGGGCAGCCCTACAGTACAATACAAGGTAGGGAGTGGGGTTTGTTGTTGTTTTGAGTTCATAAATGAATGTGGTTTTGATCAAACAAAATAAGTGGTAAAAATGCTGAGAAAGTGCATGATGTTACTGTTTTCATCATTACTAACACTTGGTGCATTTATTAAATTTAGTTCTGTGGGCGACAAATCTGCCATTACATTACTTATTGACTGAAAAGTATTTAAGCGGTCGGGTGAGCGGCAAATGGTCGTTCTAATTCTTTTAGTAGACTGTGGTGCAAAATAATTTTGTGAAAAGCCTTCCAGGATTTTCGAGTAAAAAGGTAAGGAATTGAGCGGAAGGTAGCCAAAGAGACTTACTCTAAAGGGATAACGGTTTTCCCTTAGTTCTACTTCTGCATAGAGCGACTGTTGTAGTTTGGCATCAATTGCCCTTTTAATGGGTAGGGCAATTCTTACCCAAACCTCATTATCGGTTTGATCAAAATATTCATGAACTGGAATGTACTTGATTAATCTGTCACTGGTTTTACGTACCTCAATATCTATTCTCAGATCGTAATCCTCATGCCCTGCATACAATTGCTCTACATTAGCTCCTATCTGCTCATCAATATCGTACAGGATTGCCTTGCCTAAAAGCACAGCATTGGCAGGTATTTGCCCTTGGGTCACTAAAAATTCCAAGGCATCTTGCCGAGCATTAGGTTGGCAATAAAACTGGAATACATCTCCTTCATAATTACCACCAAAAGGCGGAGGGAATGTGATGGTAATATCCCCTAAGATGCGCCACTTTTTGCCTTGACAGATAATTTCGGTTTGGTTGTCCTGATTGCCAGTACGCTCTGCATTGAATATGAGGCTGTCGCCAAACGGCTTTTTCAGGTCGAAACCTGCCACAATGCCTTCTTCAGTGCCCAAGGCAACCCTGGTATGCCACAACTCTTGATGAAGCACTTCGGCTTGATCCAAAGAAGGGTTTACCAACTTAAGTCTTCTAATCTTGTGGGGAGCGTGTGCATTGCCGTTGGCATAAATCACTGGGTTGCCTGGGCGATAAGTTTCTTCAATTGCCCAGCCGTAATTTTCTGCATCTGGGATGCTTTGCTCTTGCACTTCGAATACTTCATCATTGTGGAGGATCATGCCTGCGGTGGTGGTAGCCAACCCTGCGTCATCTTCGCTGATTTTGCAGCCTTTCAAAATATAGGACTTACTCAAGTCAAGCCCTAATGTAGCAAACATGGCTGCCTGCCCTTCTCGCTGGGCTTCCTGCAAATGGAGCAAATCGTCCAGCGAGTCAGGGTGTCCGCCTGTAACGAGGTCTAATATTTTTGCCATAGTGTGTGCTGCTTATTCTTTGGTGATAATTGCATAAACCTTATCGGGTAATTTGTATTTATCGATAAAGGCACGAATCTGAAGTTGTTGATCCTCACTCAGTGCTGGAATCTGTACTACAAAATCGTACTCTCCCTGAAATTCGCCCAGCGCATAGCTAAACTTTGGAATGATGTTTTTTTCGACAATTTTGCTCAAAGAGTAACGATAATATTGCAAACTGGAGGCTTCGCTGAGGTAATAGATATAGCGGCGGTTTTTCTGATACGTTTGGTTGATGATGATGACCTCCTTGCTCAACCCTAATCTTCGGTTGAGCTCTTCTTCGAGCACCATCGTTTGGTTGCTGATGGCGATTTCCAGCTGGGTGGCCACCCTAAAAGCCACAAACTTTGCGTGCAAGGTTTTGATGGGGGTAAGCATTACTTGCAGCCAAGCCAAATGCCGTGCTTGCTCCTTTTTGAGGTACGAAGGCACTAGCCAACGTACAAATTTGTTCCAGTCAATGGTCATGCTTTTACTTATTTTATAAAGGAGTTTTTAAAGTGAGGTGATCTTTGAGTGGGTGTTCACTATCCAGTTTTACATAGCCCGATTTGGGGATGTACACCCGGTTTACTGGAGTGTAAGTTTCTCCACTTGCCTTGGCTTCAAATAATGTAATGACTACATCTTCTACTCCTGCCACTGCCTGAACTGCATCTACAATTTTAGATTTCAGTATTTTCCCGTCAAAGGGTAAGCTGGCTAAGTGCTGCTTGATGGCGGTTTCAATGGCGGTTTTGAGCGAGGCAGGTTCCAGCAAAGGGTTATAGTATACTTCCAGGCTAATTTTAATCGTATCGCCGGGCAAACTGTTGACTAAAAGGTACGCCCCAGGCGGTTGAAGTCGGTCAACATACCCACGAAGCGCGGCAAGTTCGCCTGCCGAAAGTTGCCCCGGCTGTCCGTCCACTGTTTTGGCTACCTTGAGCGTGGCAACGTTGTCATTGCCGCTGGCCACCGAAATGGCGGCTTGGCTGATGATTTGTTTTTCGAGAGATACCTGGGCATAACCCAGTGCTCCATTTTGATCCCTGATCAGGTTGTCTCCGTACTGAAATTTCGTTGCCTGTAGCACAAACCATTCTGCCGAGCCAAATATGCTTTGTGCGAGCCGGGCTTCCACTGCTGCCTTGTGTCGGTCAAAGAGTTGCTCCAGCGTCCAGGCTGCCATGGCCACCACATAGAGCCAGAGTCGCCAGATCGCAAAATTAGAGGGAGAATCCAGGGCATCGAGCTTGGGTTCGGCAGCCTTGGCCGCCAGCAGTTCGTTGCGTATTTGAGTAAGGGTTCTTGCCATGCGTTTGCTATCTTAATTTCCTGTTTTTACAATTACCGCCTGGGGCAACTTATTTTGAAAGTATTTGACCAAGGGATAGTCACGAATGTCTACTTTATCAGGGTCATACCTAACCTTGGTACCTGCTGCAATCTCCTCATCCAGCGAAAGCGTGGGGTTGTCGTCCAAAAGCACAAAAAATGCCTGGGGGTTTCCATAGAGTTGCAGGGCAAGGTCTATGATATTTTGCCCCTCGTAAGTAGTATAAACTTGTATCATATCTATATCGGTGTATCAATCATCGCTTTGCGCTAACCATTTAACCATTTAACCATTAGCGAAGCGAAACCATTCAACCATTTAATTACTCCACCCCGCCTCAATCTGCACCAGCTCGTGCCCTTCTCCCTGGGTCAGGTCAATGCGCACCGATTCTATGGTTTGCCCATCGAGCTCCAGTTGGAGCTCAATCTCGGCGCGCATCTCACTCAAATCCCGGTTTTCGTCGCCCAGAAATATGTGTAGCCCAACACCTGCCTGGGGGGTAGCACGCAAATCCCCTTTGTTTGCCACCAGGTGATGTGCCTGATGCTGTACGGTGGCATCGCCCAGAGCAAAGTCACCGTTTTCAAAAGCGAGGTCTCCATCCACTTCCGAGAGCAGCACATCTATCACCTTGCGCCAGTTGTTAGGGTCAGTTGTCGCCATCACCGTGCGTTACTTTTTTGTTGATGATCGAATCTTTTAATACCCCGGTCTGTTTGCCCGCCACAGCTCCCTTGAGGGAGGCCTGCAATGCCGAAGGGCTGCCATTGCCAGGTTCTGGAATGGGTGGTCCCGAAAGTACTTGAACCAAGCCATCCAGAATGGCCTTGTTCTTATTCCACTCGGTTTTGAGCTCTTTGATTTTGATCAGCCCACCTGCACTGTCTCCGTTGAGTGAAAGCTGATCGGCGGTCAGTTGCACGCTCAAATCACCCACTTTCAATTGGTGGGCATCCTGGCTCAGGTTTACTTCCAACTCATCGTTTTTGTAGCTCAAACCTGCTTCGCTCAACTCGGCAAAGCTGTCTTCGCTAAACCGGATGATTAGCTTTTCTACTTCCCCAAAACTGGTCACATAAGCCTCACTTTCCGAAGCTTCGAGCATCGACACAATCACCGCACTGCCTATTTTGGGAATAAACACTACCCCGCCTATTGCCTCACTATCAATACTTGCTACCAGACGTACATCGGGCAGGGGGGCTTCGCCGCCCAAAGGCTGCACTTCACACGTGCGGGCGGCTTCGTCTACCTCTGTCACCGTACCCCGAATATTTTTGCTGTCAGTGGGTAAAGCCTCCATAATTCGCCTGATAGAAGCAATAAAAGCGTTGATCTGTTCGTCCATCGTTTACTGAGCCCTCCGTCCAATTTTGACGGCTCGCTTGAAGCCCCCGGTTTTGCTGACCGTGGTTTTTACTTCATCTACAAAATACAATCCCTCACGTTCGGGGTAGTCAGCATCCAGGATTTGGCAGCGTGCCGAATGCACCACGTGTGGAATGCCCAGGGTTTTGATTCCCCCCTTGTAGCCCTCGTAGCGGTACAGCTTGACTTTTTCGTCCGCAATTTTTTGCAAAGTGTCCTTGTCCGCAATGGGCTCAGGCGAAATCCAGGTTCTCAGCTCGCCTTCTTCACTACCCGCGTACACTTCCAGTTTTTGATTGTTTTTGAGGTATGAAGTCGCCTTGAGCTTAATCTTGATGTCCTCCTTGCGGCGGTATTCCAACTCGGTGGCAAGCACGTTTCGCTGTAAGTCATACACCACAGGTGCTTCATCTACCCCAGTAGTAGCCGCTACATCCTCTGAATAAGGCAAGCCCACGTACAACTGCTTGCCCCGGAAATACATCGCCAGCCCGTAGTTGTCTTTGAGCTTTTGCAACACTTTGGCGGCGCTGGCATTGGCCACCCGAAAGGGGGCAAGGGCTACTTCGGGCACCTCTTTGGGGTTCACAAACTCCACCTCAAAGCCCTTGATTGCTTCTTCAATTACTTCCTTCAAAGTGGCGTGCTTCCAGGTTTTGTTGAGGTTGGAGCGCTGCAAATGGTAGACCTCATCCACACAATGCATCTCGAAGGGTTGGTTGGGGAGCAGCTGGGCAATGTAACCTTTGAATTCGGTATGCAGTTCGCCGTCGTAGCCCAGTTTGATTTCTATTCCATCTCCTTCTTTGAGCTGTTTGTTGAACTGACCCCTTAACCTACCCAACTTCAGCACAGCCATATCACCCAGGTTTTTCCACGAACTGGTGATTTCCAGCGAGGTAAAACTGTCTAACAGGTACTGCGTGCCACCAGTGGCAGGGGTAAATATGACTTGGGTATTGAATGTGAGCATGGGAGCAACTTAACAATGCTCAAGGATTTTAGGGAGGAGTTTTTTTGGGGATAAGTAAAGGCTTGACTGTGTTTGAGCCTGTGTGGGATTTGATAGATTTGAACTATTTTTTATTCAAAGAAAATGGGGTGTATTTGTTTGAGTAAAGGTGGCTTTGTCAGTAATAAACGATCAACTAAACTTCAAAAAAATATGTTTAATGGTTTTATTAATAGGCGCATTGGGGTTATTTGAGCTATAGCATTCTTCATAATTTTGAATAGTATGTTTGTTTTCAATTAGACCATATTTAGGGGGTAAACTGTCTTTTTGAAGTTTCTTATTGAGTTTTTCTACGGCATCAGAAGGAAGTCCATTAACTACATAAGCCAGCATACAACCTTGAATTTTCTCATATTTCTCATCAACTAAAGCTTTAATTCCTGTGGCTATATAACGGGCAACAGTATTAGAAGCTTGAATCTTTGCTCCTGACTTTTTAGCCCAATCATTACAAGAAACATTTTTAGCTTCTGCGAAGTACTTTTTCTCGTTTTCTTCTGTCCAATTAGAAAAATGGAAATCAATTCGTCTTGCTTCTTTAGCTGATGTTTTTTTACTGGTTGCCTCTTTTCTACTAAGGTAATATTCACGCTGCACCGAAATTTTGTGTAAGGAAGCCATTGGTTGTATTTGCATCTTTTCTAATAATGTTTCACTTATATCTTCTTCTCCCCATTCTTTAAAATCAAAATCTAAGGGCGGTACACATGTATTATCCCCTAAAAGGTTTTGTAGTTCCTTATGTCTTTTATGATTAAATTCCGCCTCATCTCTTTCCTTAAGCATGGCACTGTAACCTTCTATCAGTAGTTGATGACATAAGGTGTGAAAGCTTGTCTGTATTGCTTTTTTTAAGTTTATTTTTAGCTGATTGCCCATGCTTAATCTGTCAGGTTATCTCCAATTATTTCGTTTGCATCATTGATAGCCATTGATCGTGACCAAAACCTCTTTTCGTTAGGCTTGATAATGTATGCTTTGTCTTCTGTATAGTATCTTATAAATTTACGATAATACATGCTTTCTGCATATTCCTCGTAAGAATATTGTTCTATTGTTTTTAAAATATTGGTTATTTTGCCCATAGGTAGCTCTTCAACATGCCCGGCAGGTTTTTCGTTTCCAAAATTAACTACGACAACATTTAAGGGATTTTTGCTTTCTTGTGTATTTACCAATGTTACCCATACACTAATACCTTCACTTTCAGGGGAAATTAAAAAACTGTTCATGGTTTTGCATACATACTCTGCATACGCTTTTTGCTCTTCATTACTAACAGGTTTGAATGCCTTAGACTTTTCTTTTTCCATAAAGGCATCTAAACTATAGTCTAGTAAATCGTTGATGAATATTTGCTCTGTTTCTGAAAAATTCAAAACCTTCCAAAACAATTCATCTATTTCCTTCTCCAAAGCATTTATTTGGGGTTCTTCATTGATCACATTGGCTTTTTTAACTTCAACGATTTGGTCAAAAGCTTTTAAAATTGCTTTTGAGGTATTTTTAGGTAATGAAAAACATAAGTCAGGTAATTGAAATGCCTCATCAGGTTTTACTTCCTCACGTTCTATTCCCCAACTTGCAGTGGTTAAAAACATAAAATATTTTGCAAAAGATGAGTTCAGGTATGCAGTTAGTATTTTTAGTTTGCCAGAGTCCTTATGGTGTATTCCGTAGATAGTGGATTTAAAAGAACTATTATAATCAACATAGGAAACACAATACTCTTTGTTAGTTAGACCTTTTTTTATAACTATGTGAGGAGCTTGATAAGCGGATATTTTTCCAAGTCGATGAAACTTTACATCTTCAATATTTACAGCAAAAGTTTTAGGTGTAAAATACCTTCTTATTTGCTTTGCAGGTAAATGTAAATCGTTTTTTATTAATTGATTAGGAATATTTTTTGGGTTTGATGTTTTTAACCCATCTCCTCGATCATTCCATCCATTTTTTACAAAAAAATCCTCCAAATTTTGTTTTGATTGAAGCCTTTGTATTAGATCAAAATCTTGTTCGCTTCCCCACATAGCCACTTTCCAAATATTAGTATTTGGTTTTTGGCATTCTTCACGGGGTAAATATTTAATATCTGTAGAATCAATGGCTATCCCATCAATCATGCGATTTTTAATAGCAGTCTTAGGGGCACAATACATTAACTTTTCAGGCATTTTTACGGGCTTATTTTTACTATAAAACACTACACTCACTGGGCTTGTAGCAGAAGCAAATAAGTTTCTACCCCCTTGTTTTTTTGATACATTTCTTAAAACGGAGAAGTTGTATACTTTTTCTACATAAGTTTCCTGAAAAAGAAACTGTCTGAAGTTTTGATAGGGCTTCAGATGGTTAAATAATATTGGTTTAGCTGCACAGACCAATGCAATCTTACCATGAGGACAAAGAGTAGTTGCGCGATGTAAAAATGCCAAGACCATCTCACTAGCAAAGTCATACTTTTTTAAGTAAGTTTTAATTTCGTTAGACAAACCACCTCTACTAAAAGGAGGGTTACCCACTACCAAATCAAAATCGATATTTTCAAAAGCCCCTGTTGACAAGCTACTCATTCTAAATAGGTTAGCACCTTGTTTGTCAGCATCATTATCAGGGTCATAAATTAAGTAAGGAAAACGGGCAGTTTGCCAAAGTGTTTTGGGTTCCAACCTGTCTAACATAGCCAAATACAGGCTAAAGGCAGCTACCTTAATGGCTTCTTTTTCTATCTCAATCCCAAAGATATTGTCTTGTACGATTTGGCAGATAACTTCAAAAGAAAGGCTTTGGTTTGGGTGTGCTACTTGCCACCTATCCAATAATCGGTTCAAGGTTTCTACCAGAAAAATACCTGAGCCACAAGTAGGATCAAGGGTTTTTACCTGATAGTTGGTATCGTCTTTAGTTGGATAAGGTAATACCTCGTTTAGAATAAACTCTGCCAAGGCAGGTGGGGTATAAAATGCTCCTTTTTTTGTTTTGCTGGCTTCGCCTTCTTCCTTTTCCAGAAAGTCTTCATAAATATTACTTAATAGCAATACAGGAATTACATCAAAAGAAAATATTCTCCAATCAAATAACTTTAGCTGTCCATCTTCTCTTCTTTCTGACCAAAAGCATTTTCTTATTTCTTGTAAGTGCTGTATGGTTACTATTTTTGTTTCTTCTGCTGTGATTGGGCTTAAATTTCCATTAAAAGCATCCTCTAATTTTGCATATAATTTATAAGTTCCTTTTACGTCATTTAAAACATCAAAATAAGTTTGTGAATTTTGTGCGCCAGTATATTTTTGATAAAAAGCTGCATCGGTGGCTTTTCTATCTTCCAGATATAAAATAAATAATGAACGTAGCAGTAAATCATGTATAACCTCTACTGGCAAATCTTTAGACAGAGCCTTGCGGGTTTTTTTCAGGTTTTCAACTAAAGCCTTTTCAATACGAGTCTCTGTTTTAACCTGCTTTGCATACTTCTCTTCTTTCCAAAAACGTCCTGACTCTATGGCTACTTTGCCAAAAACCTGCTCTAACTCAGTTAAATCATTAAGGGTCGTTTGATAAACTAATAAATCTTTTGTGATGTCAGGTTTTTTGTCTTGAAAGTCATGCAAAGGTTTTGCGTAGCAATTAAAAACCCTGATTTCAGTAGGGCTTTCTACATACAAAAACGGAACTTTGCCTTGATTCCAAATTTTTCTCTGAACCTCCAATATTTCCTGTTGAGTTTGCTTACCAAAATCAGTTACTTCTTTAAAGTATACTGAAGGAAACTCTCCTGAAAAATACACTTTATCAATTCCAAAATCTTTTACCTGATTTACATAATGACGTTTCAGAGCAGACATAGAAAGAGTATCTACTTGTACGTCTTGCACGCCAGGTGTAAAGCCTAAATGTTCGATAATGGAAATGTCATTATTCATGTTGTTTTATTTGATAAACTGTTTAATTGTTGGTTGATTAGCTCTAACTTATCTAAAATCAAATCTTGAGTAGAAGCATCAGAACCAGGAAACCCAATAAAAGCTGCCATTTCCCAAATTTCTAATACTTCATCAATATTTACTGAGTAAGGTAAATAGTTTGTATTATCAGATACTAATAACAATTGTTGATTTTTTGATACCTCATTAATTACTTTTTTGAAAACAACCCCTTCCTCTTTCAATAATACAATATATCTATGATTGTTTTTTATGTTATGAAAGTTTTCGATATATTTTCCAATAACAATAAACCCATCTTGTAAAGGGGGCATAGAATCACCTTCTATTTCAAATGCTCTATAATTTCCATCAGGCAACTTAGGTAATGTAAAACGGAATAACTCTTTGATGTATGATTCTTCACCATATCCTTGTGAATAACCAGCTTTTGCTTTTACAGGTATGAAATCAATATTTTGTGTGACTTTACCAGTTGTTTCAACAGGGATTAGACGAATGTTATTAACGGAAGGTATTGTTTTTTTCTTAAGATTAACCTTGAGTAAATCATCAATGCTCACCCCAAAATATTCAGCAATTTTAATGAGTACATTAGCTTTTGGTAGAGCTTTACCAAGTTCATAATCTACCCACGCAGATCGAGAAATACCTAAGTGCTTAGCCACTCTGGATTGGGTAGTTTTTTTCACCTCTGAGCGAAGATATTTTAAATTATGAGCAATCAATCGACGTTTTTTCAAACAAATGTCTGGAAAAACGTCGATAAAGTCAATTTTTTGTTTGAAAAAACGTCGATAAAAAGCTTCTTAACCAGATGAGAGTCAATCTTGACTTTTTCCAAAGAAGGCATTAAGCTATATCAAACACTAAAAATCTCCAATCCCAAAAAAAACAATTTTACTCCCTTTTGATTTTTGTGCAGCTTCGTCGCCATGAAAATCTACGAGTTTGCCCTCAAAATGCGGGACCTGGCAAGTTCCAAAGTGGAAAAGCTAAACAAGCTGGCTGGCAATACCAGGTCTAAGGTAGAACAGCTCGGAGCTCAGGCAAGTAAGGCAGCGGGCAAGCTTCAGCAACGCTTCCCGGCGGCAAGTCAGGCTGTCGCTGCTGTAGGCAATGCCGCCTCAAGGGTCACCCGTAAAATGGGCAAGCTTCGTCAGGTAGTTGCTTCAGGGGTGATTGCTGCCTTTAAAGGACTCAAAAAAGCCCTGCTTGCTATAGGCGTGGCAGCTACCCTTGCTTTTGGGGTGGCAGTCAAAGAAAGTATGGGCTTTAATGCCCAAATGAGCCGGGTGCAGGCAGTGACTGGAGCTGCCGGGGCTGATATGCAAATAATGCGCAAAAAAGCCATGGAAATGGGTAAAAGCACTAAGTTTAGCGCCAAAGAAGCGGGTGAAGGTTTAGAGGAACTGACCAGGGCTGGTTTTACTGCCAAAGATTCGGCGAGTGCCTTGGGTGGAGTGCTTGACCTGGCGGCGGCTTCGGGGGTAAGTCTTGGTAAAGCCGCCAAAACTACTTCAGGCATTGTCAATGGTTTTGGTTTTGAGGCAGGCAAAGCTACTTATGTAGCGGATATTTTGGCGAAAACGGCCAGTTCTTCAGCCACCGATATTGAGGGGCTGACCGAAAGTTTTACTTACCTGATGTCTACTGCTAAACCGCTGGGTATTACTCTGGAAGAGTCAGCTGCGGCCATTGGCATTTTGGGAGATGGCACGCTTACAGGTTCTATGGCAACCACTACCCTTGCCTCAGGGTTGAGCAGACTTGCCAAACCCACCCGCCAAATGCGCACATTAATGAAAGGACTGGGCATTGAAATGTTTGACTCCAAAGGTAAATTTATTGGGCTGGCCAGCATGACCCAGGAGCTTGAACGGGTCACCGCCAATATGACTGACAGGCAAAAGCAAGCGACTTTATCTACTCTTTTTGGCGCCAACGCGCTTAAAAACTTTTCAACTTTACTTGACACCCGAAAAAAAATACAAATTGATGCCACCAATGCCACCCAGGTAGCGCTGATGAAGCGACTCATTGGGGAAAAACGTTTGCAGGCTGCCCTCAAAAATGGAGGAGAGACTGTACTCAAAGGAGCGGAGGCACTCAAGGCGTACAATCTGATTCTGGCAACTTCTGAAGGTACTGCCAAAAAAATGGCCAAAACCATGGAAGATAACCTGGCGGGGGATGTCACCAAGGCAAAGTCAGCTTTTAGTGGGTTGATGATTGAAATCGGCGACCGCTTTGACCCTTTCCTGCGCCGGATGACTCAATCAATGACAGGGGTGCTGAGCAACCTGGGCGAAAACTTCGGAACGTATTACAAAACCCTCAGCGATGCTTTTGCACCTTTACGTAAAGCCTTTGGGCAGTTCAAACGCGATTTGTTGGGGGCACAAGGTAGTCTGGGCGACTTTGGCAATGCTTCGCTTGGCGTAAAAGAAGTGGTACAGGGCATTGCCCAGGCAGTCAGCTTTGTCTCGCCTTTTATTGCGACCATGCTTACTAATATCTCAGGTTTGATCAACCGCCTTGCCACTACCTTTGCCCCCATGAAAGATCGTCTTCAGCAACTCCTGGGTGGGCTACGCACCAACCTGCTGATGGTCAGCCAGGATGTATGGAACATTGCGGGCAACCTGATTGGGGCACTATCACCCTTGATTGAGGTGGTGCTCAATGTGGCAAATACGATTATGGACAACTTTGGGCACATCTGGAAGGCAATCACCGGGGTGGTAAATATGGTACTGCCTTTTGTCTACCAGCTTGCCGACTCGTTTCGGGCAAACGTGGATGTGGGGGGCTTGCTGGATAGTGTCATGAGGGGCGTCACGGCAGTGATCAATGGTTTGCGCCCGGTGCTTCGGGTGATTTTACGCCTGCTCACTCCTTTGGGCAAGCTCTTTTTGTGGATTGGGGGCATTTTGCTCAAAGTGGTAGGGGTTGCCTTTGAAGGTTTGGGTACCACTGTGGGCAAAGTATTTGGTGGCATAGGCGATTTGTTCAACTGGTTGATTGACAAGTTTAGCTGGGTGTTCAACAAGATCAAACAAGGGCTGCGCCTGATTGGGGTGATGTCGAAAGAGGCAGACAGCGTGAGTCAGAAACAAAAGGATAAAATCCAGCAAGATAAAAAGCCAAAGCCTAAAACTATTGCCGAAGAACAACAGGAAAAGGAAGAAAAAGAGCGTAAAAAACGTGTTCAAAAACTACAGGATGAAATAGACAGGTTCAATGAAGACCGCAAGAAAAAAACAGTGGATACGATGACTGGTGCGGCTTTCAATACTTTGATTGCACCCGCTAAAAAGCCTGGCCACCCCAAGGTAAACCCTACTGGTGGCAGTAACGAAATTGCCACCACCAGTGCGAGTGGGATGAACAAAATCACGGGCGGAGGCAGCAAGCAGGTCAATATCAATATTAATGTGGGGGCAATTAATGGTATTGCCAATATTGAAAACGTGAACAGTTTAGACTCCAAAGGTCAGGAGGTGCAACAATCGGCTGATTTTATTGTACAGGAGATTGTCCGCAAGATCAATGGGGCAATGATGGTGCAGGAGGGTTGATTGATGTTCTTGAAAATTCCCTCGAAAACCGCTATCTTACCCAAAAAAGAGAGCAACCATCTAAACTCATCCTACACTTATGTCCAACAATATCCACCAGATTTTCAAAGAGCTGAATTGGCTTGCAGAGCTTTTTAACTACCGTTGGGAGTTTTTGTATTGCAATGAAAGCTACAAAGACAGGGTAAGCGAATACCTTCGCATACACCAATCAGGCAGAAAGGGGGCTAAATACGAGCCTTTGGAGTTTCACCTTGTGCGCTCCGACTTTGAACATACTGTGCATCGTAGGAGGGGTTATACAGCTGACGACCAGGTAGAAACTATTCAGGGCGCTTATGTCTATAGCGAACCTGGCACCCTCTACCACCCTGACGACGACCCACACCCGCTGTTTATTACCAAAGGCAATCACTCCCGCTCTGGAATAGAGATCAAAGAAGTAAAAGACGGCTGGTTTAGGTTTGTAAAGCACTATTGCACCTTTACCGATACAGTCAAAAGCGATTATGAAGCTGTATCAAGCCTTTCGGACAAGATAAAAGATGCTTGGCTGCCTATAGACTATATTGATGCCCCCGCTAACTATCACCCCGGCTTTAGTTGGAAAGAATATAAAACGGGCACCGAACACTGGACAGAGGAGCAAAAAAAGAAGGTGAGGGAAAACCTGCAACTCAAAGACAAAGCAGCTTTTTGGCTCAAGTTTTACACCGAACAAGACTTACGACAAGTGTCACCACCCACCCTTGATACCCAAGCGTCGCCTTATGCCCAATTTATCGAACAGCACCAGTTAGGCGTAGAAGATAGGGCATTGCTTGCCCTCACAATTGCCAACCAAATACGCCCCGACTATTTATTGCCTTTGATAGAGCGCGCCCGATTGCACCCTGATTTGGGTGGAGCATCGGGGCGAGGTTTCAAAGGCTTTATTCCCACGGGAGAAACCTATCTGTTTTTGATGGCGGGTAGAAATACCTTTTTGCGGGGGCATTTGATGGAATATTTACTAGAGCGCAGCACCTTGGTAAAAGAGGGCTTGATTGGCGTGGTCAATCCTTTGCCAGGCGAACCGTTTTTTAGTGGCATTTTGGCTTTTCACCCTGAGCAAATCCCTGCTTTATTATCGCCTAATGCATTCTCCTTACCTGACAACTCTAAACTCGTTTACTAATGGCAGAATACGAAGATGACAGTTATGATGACTATTTGCTCTATCAACAGGAGCAGGAGCAAAACAGTGGATTTAGAGTAAGAACCATTGCCGAAGAGCTGGAGCTCAAAAAACAGCGTTATGACACCAGTCACTTACCCCAAATTGATCAATTGGGACAACTGGTAACTGACGATGAAAGTCTCCAGGAGTTGAGTCATTTCATTCACTTAGATACTTTGTACATCTTGGGCGAGTTTGATATAGCTCAGGAGGCTTTGAAACGCTACTACGAAAGCATTCGCCCTGAACTGCCCCCCAAGGTTCAGGCAAAGAACAGCTTTGTGTTTGCTCCGGCAATGGTCAATCAACAAAAGTATATCTATGACCCCGAAAAAGGGACGATTACCTTAGAACAACCACCCACCGAACAAGCTGCCGAAGGTGGGCACCGAGTACCAGAAATGCCCCAGGGAGGTAAGGAAGGCAAGGAAAATGAGAAAACAGCAAAGGTGTATTATGATACGGAGACGGGCATCACGGCTGATTTTAGCGGCAAAAAACCGCGCTTTACCAAGGGAGACAAAGGCGACGAACCCATTGATGCCAAAGAAATATTTATTTTGATCAAAAGACGCAAAGAAGCCGAAGACCCACGTTTTACGGAAAACTTTCCTTTGCGCACAACTACCAGTGGGGGCGAACCCATCACCTTTGAAATACCTCACCCCAAACGTACCCATTACACCGAATTTGAGTACTTGATTTATACTGGAGTATCGGCTGATTTTAGCGGAGAACAACCCGTATTTAGTGCAGGTACTCACCCTTTGTCTACGAGCGATGTGTATGCCCATATTCAACAAAAAATCAAGGAAGGCGACCCACGCTACGTGAGCTATTTCAATAAGACACAATACACCGATGATGAACACCGACAGAAGATTAACTTTGTCATTCAAAACCCTGCGGGCACACGGGTAATAGAGTATGTGTTTCCGAGCCAGCAACCCAAAGCTGACCCCAACAACGAATATATAGGTTCGGTGGCATTGCTTGATGCCTTGGTAACCGCCAAAGAAGGCATCAGGCTTCATAGTACCCCTGACACTCAAGACAACGACTACCAACTCAAGCAAGGCATTGCGAGCAAAGTATACCCCCAAGGCACCAAAGTAACCATTATAGGCTATGGTAATGAAGAACACGAAGGTTGGGCATTGATACAAATTGTAGATGATAGCGGCAAAACTCAAACGGGATGGATAGAGGCGCGTTACCTCAAACAAAACATACCCGACCCCCAAGCCATTTTTACCAAACGTAAGCACGAGGTAAAAAAGGGCGAAACCCTGGAGAAGCTGCTCATACAAGAATATGGAGCGACTTATGACCTCAAAGTAGGCGACGATTTACGCACCATTGCCGAAGCTTTTGCCAACCTCAACAAAGACAACCCTGGGGTATATTACACTGGAGAAGGAGGTAGTTGGTGGCGTGATTTGTTAGACCCATCAATGAAACCCGCCCGTGACTTATACCAAACCATCCGAATAAAGAAAGACCATACGGTAAGGCTGCCTTCTACTGAGTATATCAATGACTTGAAAAAAGCAGGTAAACTAAGCCAACGCAGCGATATACACAACCTTGCCATTGAATTTGGTAAAGGTTCTACGGGCTTCTTGATAGGTTTTAACTATGGGCTACTCAAAGGAGCGTATGATACCGTTACAGGTTTGGTAAAGCTCATTTATCAACTCTTTACGGGCGAACTGTATGCGATGTTTAAGCAGCTCTTTAGTATGTCCTGGGATGACGTACAAAAGCTGTTTGGGAAAATACTGGGTGACTTTGAAAAAAAATGGAATGCCCCTAACCCTTATGACCGCTGGTTTTTTAGAGGGCAGGTATTAGGGCAAATTGTATTTGAAATAGCCCTTGCCATTGTAAGCGCAGGTGGTGGTATAGTGAAAAACCTCGCCAGGATTGAGAAGTTGGTGCCGATTATCAATAAGTTTCAGAGCCTGAAGAAGGTAATTGCCACGGCTACCAAAACCAAAGTGGATGATGTACTTGATAAGGTTAAAAAAGCGGCTAAAAACCGTAGTGATGAAATTACTAAATTATCAAAGGCAGATATTAGTTCTCTGCGTAAGAAAGCTACTCAGGACTTGCTAAAACTATCACAAAGAATGTATTCAAACCCCTTCTTTGATTGGGAGTACCTGAGTGCTTTTAGCAAAACTGCCTACTACCATATACTAGAAGGAGTCAAAAGTTTTGAGGAGTTTGTACGCAAACTATCGGATGACTTAGCCAAGCAACTAGGTGATGCAGATAAACTTAAAACAGCAGAAGAGTTATTCAATAAAATTCAGCAAAATAAAGGCTTGGACGAAGCTGCCATCTTCAAAATATTAAAAAGTCATCAAGTTTCAAAGATGGGAGTACAGCTACTCAATAAATTAGATGATATACCAGCACTTGGAAAATTCTTATCCACTAAAAAACTAGACGATATTGTTGATGACCTAGTAAAGCTAGGCTGGGAACCTATGAGAAAAGAAGGTTCTTTTATAAAACAGGTTGGTAAAAAAAGATTTATTCTTGTATGGAATAAAGCAGGGATGGAACATTCTCTAGATGGTTTTCCTACACAATATTGGAAGTTATATAAAGATAAGATTGGTCCCAAAAAGGTTTTATTTAGGGCAAGTCCCGCAGATAACTTCAAAGCTGGTGGAGTTGGTGATACATTTATAAAAGGACAATAATTTAATTTTTTATGAAAAAAGTATTTAAGGTACCAGGAACAACAGATATTGAAAACCTAATTTTTTATGTAGATGATCAAAAATCAGAAGAAGAAACTAAAAGCTTAATAGCTGATTTAATGTATCACCACTTGATACATAACCTATTAATTCTGATCAATGATTACAGTGGCGAAAATAAAGCATATAAAGTTGATTACTTTAGCCATTTGGAAGAACATTTAAGCTACCTGTCCTCCAATGCCATAGCATTTGTTAAAATCAAATACCCTGCGCTGGATGACCTTATACAAAACTTGAACAACCTCCATCAACAGGTAAAACAAATATTTACTTTGGAATGGGATACAAAAATTAAAACTAATCATTTGGATTGGCGAGAGCTACAAGAGAATGTTAAACTTATACTAAACAAGCTAGGTGTAGAAATATCGACAGATGTTGATGAATACGAGGAAAACCTGGATTATGATTTTTTATTTGATTAATTGAGACATTTAACCCTCAATGAAAACCCATAGCATACTCATTTCAGTAATGCCGTTTTTCTGAAAAGAGGAAAAGTGGTAGTTCTGCTACAGGCTTAAAATCAGTTAATCAAAAGAATCTGTGGATTCGGCTCTGTCTATAAACAATGAACGAATTTATAATTAGAAGTGTACAGAGTTTTGTAATTATTTGATAATAAACACTTTACAAGTTAAAACGAGTGCAAATAAGGGCATTTATTCCTTTAAAAGGTATTTTATGCATTTATGTTTGCTATTTGAAAGGTCTACCACAAGGATTCACCCCTACATCCATGTACTTGACACGTAATTAACTACCTGTATATCAGTGATTAATAAGACTTCGTACACTCCTGATTTATAATGTGATCGGTAATTAAAAAGTAACACTTTTTCGTAATTAAGAGGTAACACTTTTTAGGGGTAATACAATCAGGTTTTTGAATGTAAAAACCTGTTAATTAGGCTCTTATGCGTATTTTTTTATGTGAATAGTTGTTACCTCTTAATTACCGAAAGTTGTTACCTCTTGGTTACCGATTACAATAATTACAGGAGGAATACTTAATGCAAGCATTCAACAATTAATTAGCATTATAAAAGCAACACTCAACATCAATGATCTAAAGCTTATTGAGAACGAGAATGTAATAGATTATGAAGGAACAGATATAGGTGTATGTTTTGAACCAAGCGAAGCTAAAGACATTCAACCAAACGAAGTCACTCAGTTTTTAATGACAGCAAGTTACACCAAAACTAAGCAAGAACTTGATAGCTTACTTGACCTAATTACATCTAAATTTAAAGAAAAGGGTATTTTTTACACCATTGACTATCATTTAGAGGCACCTGACGGAGAAGTGTTAAGTGAAGAGTACTCATTAGTTTTTTAGAGAAATAATGGTATTATCCGACTTTCCGCACATATGTTCGGGAAAACAAATAATTAGTGTAATCACTTGATTGCAAAAGCATTATTTTTTTATGCCGACCAAAAGTTTTACTTTTTGGTATGCAATCATTTCCCATAAGTAAAAACCTTGACCACTTAGGGTTGGTAAGTGGCATGTGTGATCGTTTAAACTTGAGCTCCAAGATAGATGAGCTTTTACCTAACACCAATGGGCTTCATCAAGTAAGCACAGGTACTTGCGTCAAAGCCTTGATTTTAAATGGTTTAGGTTTTGCCGAGCGTCGCTTATACCTGAGTCCTCATTTTTTTTCTGATAAGCCTGTTGCTCACTTATTAGGAGAAAATCTAAGCGCAGAAATGTTCAATGATGATCGTCTTGGTCGTTGCTTGGATGATTTGTATGCCTTTGGTGTAAGTGAGTTATTCAGCCATTTGGCTGCACAGAGTTATGAAATACTGGGTTTGTCAGAAGAAGTAGATTCAGAGTTTCGCCACTTGGATGCGACCAGTTTTGGGTTGGAAGGTCAATATAATAGTGAACTTAACAAAGCAGAGGTTTCTTGCCTGCACATCACCCAAGGTTACAGCCGGGATCACCGCCCTGACCTAAATCAGGTAATGCTTAACTTGGTAGTAGAAAACTCATCAGGCATACCTTTGCTTATGGAAGGTTTGCATGGCAATACAAGTGACCAAACAAGCTTTCGTCAAACCATTGATGATTATGTAGAACGTTTGCAGAATAATGGTCAGCCTATATGTTGGGTGGCAGATAGTGCCTTATACACTGAGGAAACCATCGGTAAAATCTCAGGTCGGCATTATTGGATCACCCGTGTTCCTTCCAAGCTTACTGCTGTTCAAGAATTACTCCTACAGGTACAGCCAGAGCATATGCAATTCTTCACAGAAGAAAAATTGAAAAACTACCGCTACCAGAAAGTATGCAACAGCTATGGAGGTGTAAGACAAGAATGGATGGTTGTCTTTTCTGAGGCAGGTTATAAGCGGGATGTTCATAGTTTGAAAAAACGTTACCTAAAAAAAAGCAGTGAAGAGCACCAAGACTTTATCAAGCTTTGCAAAAAGGTTTTTAGCTGTAAACAGGATGCAGAAAAAGCCTGGGAACAATTTTCAAAAAAGTGCCAGTACTTGTCAATAGAAGACCTGAATTTTCAACAAGTCAAGGGGTTTAAAAAACCAGGTAAACCTCCCAAAGGAGCTCAAAAACAGACCATAGGGTATCGTATTACAGGGTGTCCACTAACCAAACTCACACACTATGAACAACTAAGACAAAAACAGGGCAAGTTTGTGATTGCTTCCAATGATACAGCACAAAGGTGGGGGAACGGACATAAGTTACTGGCTTACAAAGGACAATCTAATGTCGAGAAAGGTTTTAGGTTTTTGAAAGATAAAGCTTTCCTTGCTGATAGCTTCTTTGTAAAAAAGTCAGAGAGACTTGAAGCTATACTCATGATTATGGCATTATCGCTGATGGTGTATGCAGCTTTGGAGAGAGAACTAAGAAAAAACCTGCAGCAGGAAAAGGAGTTTGTCCTGGATCAAACTAAAAAAGAAACTCAAAAACCCACAATGAAATGGATTTTCGAGTTTTTTAGAGGCATTCACTGCTTGTGGGTTAATCAAGAACAACCTATGCTCATTCTTAATATGAATGAGATGCATACAAAGGTCATTAGGTTACTGGGGCAAGAAGTTAGGAAATACTACCTCCTTGAATAAACGCCTCATAAACAGTGGTTTAATAAATTACTCGGTTTTAGCTACACAGGTGCGGAAAGTCGGGTATTATTTATCCATACATATGATTATCAAAAGAATTACACAAGGACAATATGGAGTAGCCGAATGGTTTTATGATTTTTTTGAAGCGGGCATGGGGGTTATAAAAAACTTCAATCCTGCTTCTGATAATGAAAAGAGCAAGAGGTTAAGTATACTTGATATTATACTGAATACATTGCATGAATTGCACCTATTCACACTAACAGACATAGAAATCAGCTATTTTAATCAACCCACGAAACATGATACAACGGAAGAAAATATAAAAGTAATTACCCCTGAAATAATAGATATTAAAAAACTATTGTTGCAGCACTCTAACATAAATCATCTGCTACCTATAAAAGACCTATACCTGATTGGGAGCTCAGAAGTTTTCCAAGAAAGCGAGCATAAAACCTCCAAGGGTATTTTTACTATACAATTTAGTTACGAGGGGATAAGAATTATCACTGATGCAGATATATGGCTACCCTATAACTTGCTGGCAAAGCCTCAACCAGAAATATACCAACTAAATGCTCCAAGGTTAAAAAATGCATTAGAAAAGATTGAACAACTTACTGGCATTGAGCCTGTATATGACAATACAAAATACGCTAGAGTAAACAAATATGAGCTAGAAAATAGAATGGATGATGAAGATCAACCTGAAGAAGTAATAGAAAGGCAGTACTTACGAGATGTATAAAGTTACAAATATTCGTTCAAGCCAGATATTGACAAATGTCTGGCTTCGTTGTTTTTATGCATTTGAGTTTACCAGTAATTTAGTGAGCTCATTACCTCTTTTTGTTTTTTAGGTTGCCCAAAACAAAAGTTAATATTTATACCTCAGTAACTCATAAACAAAATTGTAGGAAGGTTTTATAAGCGATTAACCATATTAGATAGGTTCCCACTACAAAGCATTCACCCCCTCAATCCCCCGAAAAATCTCCACCACCAGTGGCACCACTACCGCGTTTCCGTAGCCTTTGATCGATTCGTTTCGGAGGCGAGGAAGGGTAATTCCGTCCACATTGGCGGGAAACCCATTATCTCCGCCACAAACCGGGGATTGAGTTTGCCAATCGGGGCGGAACCTGTAGTCTTGCCTTGGGGCAGGATAGGTATATCGCCATTTAGGTTGGCAACAGGCAACAGTTTCATTGCTGCCATTCTGCCCAGGTTCAAACTGTAGCTGTTCTTGCCATCTTTGCTCTGCCGTCTGCCGTTGGGGGTAAGGGTACAGAGGCTGCCTGGTTCCTGGGTAGTGGGGGTGGGCAGCAGCGAATGAAACATGGCATAGTCTAGTATACTGTTGGGGCGTAGCTCGCCTGCCATTCGGCTCGTCATGGTTTTGGCTCCCATTTCCTTGAGGCGTGCCACCCGTTCGGGATGATCGCGCTGCACTACGGTGGGTGTAGGCCAAAAACCAGACCCGGTCTCTTCGGTGGGGCGCTTCGATGGCACAAGCCGGAATAACCATCGGTTGGACGCTATAGCCGAGTGCTTCGAAGTCTTCACATATTCGGTGGATAACGGCTTCGGCTTCCATTGTTCGGTGTATTGTTTCGCCCTCAGCATTGGCCCCGCTTTCCAGGTGAGCCACACGCGGCTGGAGTACCATCGTGGCGATTCCAGCAACGTTTTCACCCAGCACCCAAGTGGGTCTGATCTCTTGTATAGCGCGGAGCATTTCTGGCCAGAGATAACGCTCATCGTTGATTCCTCTGCGTTTTCCTGCGTTACTGAATGGCTGGCAGGGGAATCCCCCTGTAATGATGTCGACTTTGCCATAGTAGGGGTGGAAGTTGGTTTGTCTGATGTCTTCATAGTGAATAGTGTCTGGCCAGTAATGGCGGAGAATGGCTTGGCAAAAGGGGTTGTTTTCGACGGTGAAAACATTGACCCAGCCCATTCTTTGGGCGGCTAAATCGAAGCCGCCTAAACCACTAAAGAGACTAGCGTGTCTCATAAATAAAAGTTGTTTGTATGGTTTACCTTGAATTTTCGGGAAGCGGGCTGGTATCAGTAAACGCGTCCGCTTTATCTTGATTGAGCCTCAACTCCACCGCTTCGTCTGAAATACATTCCAGCGTATAGGGCTTAAACTCAATGCCTCCTTCGGGGTCGCCAAAGCGCGCCGACAAGATGGCAAGCTCCCGAATGCCAAAGGCACCAAGTAGTTCATTGTTTACCTTGAGGCTGCTGCGTTTCCTGATGAGTTTCATCAGCTTGCGTAGCTCATCCAGCGGAGCGCTGCCCGCTTGTTCGCTGACCAAAAAGCCCCGAATGGTGAGTTTAAAATTGTCCAGCCCCATATCCTCCAGTACATTGGTTTCGGCGTTCACCATTTGGTTGATCACAATAGATTTAGAGGTACTTACCTCAATGAGCGGCTCCAAAGGAAAAGCATAATCATCCAGTTTCAGCGGCATCATAATAGGGGTGCTCAACAAGCTTTGTTTTTTGCCCTTACCCAAAAGCGCCGCAGGGGTATAGCTTTCTACCAGCTTGCCTGGCTTAGTTAATCCTGGGTACACGATAAAACGCCCGAAGGCTCTTTGGTACAATTGGTTTAAGTCGTAGGTCATTTAGTCGGTAGTTAGGAGTCCGTAGTCGGGAGTTTTTTATTATACTATTATTAAATTTGCGATAATGAGAGTAAGTGTTTCATACTCATTAATTTCTGTTACTTAAGGTCTCAGAATATAGCAGTGAGCCATCGCACTACGTTCGGTTCCTTAAGGATTGAGCATTTGAACAAACAGACGCGTGAGCTATCTGCGACGGGCTAAAGCTAATGAGAGCTTTGCTCCACTCCGCCGCACGGAGAAGCTAATGGCTAAGGACTTGAGGCTGTAACTGAAAACTCTCTTCTACTGACTATAGACTCCCGACTGACTCACATTCACGGCGGTTTGTTTGCGTTCTTCGTCTCTAATGTATTCCAACAGGGCAATCTGACGGGCAAACTCGTCGTCTGAAAGCGAATCTATCTCGGTGCTGCTCAATGAAAAATAGTACCGCAAAAAGCCCTCGTGGATGGCTTCCCATTGCTCCATGTCCACTTTTTCGCCTTTGATGCGGTACTCGGCTACTTTTTTACCAGCTCAACTATTTTCCGGGTTTTAAGTTCCTGAATTGCAGCAAGTATGCCCATATAGGCAAAGTCGTCCTGGCGGAGCTCGTTCAGGTCGCCTTCCTGCCAAATCATTTCCAGCAAGTGCATTTCAGTGCCAAAAGGTTTGTTGGCGGTGTTGCGTTTTTCGGCTTGTTTGCGTTGCCTGCGGCTAGGCTTTGCCACCTTACCCACAAAGCCTTTGACCTTAAGTTCGTAGAGGTTTTCGTCTGCCAGGAAACGGGTTTCGGCATCGGGTATTTCTACCCAGGGCTCAAACTCATTCAGGGCAGCTTCATACAAATCTTCGTTCACAAGCCAGGCTTCATTGCCCGCCAGCCAACAGCTCTTAAAGAGTAAATCTTCAAAATCAATGGTGGTTTTGCCTTTTTTAAACTGGGCAATTGCCACCCGCATAATGGGTAAGTCGGGACGACGCAACCAAAGTCTGTGTCCTTCGCCGTCATCAGCAGCCAGTACCTCCCCAAAAGTTGCCTTCCACTGAGCTTCTTCTTCTTTGGAAGGTGGAGTGCTTCGGTACTTTTGTTCTCCGTGAGTAAAAAATTCGGGAGCAGTATTTTCTTTTATTTGTGTCATGTTTTAAAAAAAGATTGTTAAAAATTGCTGGTATTGTTCAATTGTTCGCAAAGCGACTCAGAGTGGCTTCGCCCAACCATAAAACCATTTAACAATAAGCGAAGCGCAACAATTGAACACTGCTACTGCCTGCTAATCTTCCCAATACTAATAGGCAACTCTATCTCCATAAAGTCATCACCTTGCTCCATGGTAAGTTCATACTCAGTTACTTCTACATTATTCAGAATATGAGTGACTACCAGCCCGTTCTCAGCGTATACCAAGGTAATATCAAAAGGGTCGAGGTCGGTCAGGTCAGCTCCACCGTTCTGGATGGCGGCTTTTTCTAAGGCAATCACTTCCCGAAACAACAGCTTGATACTGCCCTCGTATTCTTTCTTTCCCTTGGCACGGGCAATCGGGTCTTTGCCTCGTCCGTGGATGTTTGCCTTGCTTTTTGATACCTTGTATTTAAAGCCGCGAAAGCCATCTACAATTCGTCCAAACAGGGTGATCGTTACATCTTCCCAGCCTATTTCAAAGGGAAGTTGTGAAGAGTTATTCGCCATTTTTTAAATCTTTAAATTGTTCATTGTAGTGGTGTTGTATTGCATGGCTTTGCCCAACCATCTAACCATACTTTTTTAACTTGGATTCACAAACCCCAGGTCAATGGTGATTTTTTGCGCCATGCCCACGGGTTCAATGTCAATTTTCACCTTGAGCTCGGCAGTGGCAATCACATCCTGGTCAGGGTCAATCAGCGGCGTGACCGAAGACACTTCCCCGTTGTTGGTCATTTGCAAGTCCAGGGCTTTTTTAATGTCTTGTTCAAATGCCTTTACCTTTGCCACAGGCAATTTGCCTTGCTCCAACTGAAAATCGTCCAGGAGTTCCTGCACATACACGTTGTAGGCAATGCGTGCCACCTTATCTGCCACCCTGCCTCGGCTAATGCTATTGTAGTCGGTGGTGAGTGCAATGGCCACCGGATCACCGTTGAGGTAATACCCGGCACGGTTGGCAAAAGCACGGGGGACAATGTAGCCGCGTTGGTGCAGCAGGTTCAGGTTGCCCTGCCCATACTCTTCTACTGTTTTGTGGGGGGTGGTAGCCGTGACGATATACGCCTTTTGAATGCCTAAGTCGCCGTCTTTTACCCGTCCTATATTGCGTTGCACAGGCACCCCGGCTACTTTGCCCAGTACCAAGCCCAACCAACTACCTTCGTAAGTATCGTCGTGCCAGCCCAAACACACCGATACCCGGTTGGCGGTTTGAGTGCGTAAATTGCTCACCGCCGAAGCATTGCCTTGAAAGTCGCGCCCTTCCAGGATTACCTGCACAGGTTGGTGCAATACCTGTTGAGCGTTGATAAGTAGTTGGGCATTTGCTAAAGCCGCCAGGACATCAGGGTCTAACTCTTCGCTGGGGCTGGCGCTATACGCCGCATCGGGTACCCTGCCCACTCCCAATAGTTTGATGTTGCCTTGTTGTTGGTTGAGCAAATCAGGGGCGTAGTTACCAGCGGTATCCAGCATTTCTGCCATCGTTACTGTTTTGGGGGCAAGCATCAAATACAGTTCAGCTCCTTCACCCGCCTGACGGTAAAAGTCTACACAATGGGCGTATACTTTCAGCGAATTGCTGGTGTCATATTCGGCAGTAATGCCTTTTTTCTGCACATCTTTGATTCCGAAAAAGGGACCAATGACTGCCCCCAAATCAAAACCTGCATCCCCGGAAAGGGGCACGGCAACGCCCGAAAGCAGCATGGCTGCTACCCCGTCGTTACTAAAGCCTGCCCCGCCGAGTTGCCCATCCAGGTAATTGATCGAAACATCAGGTAAGTTGTTCATAGTTTTTTTAGTTGGTAGTTAGTAGTCGGGAGTCGGGAGACCATAGTTAGTAATGTAGTATTATTAGATTTGCAAAAGTGACCAAACTCCTGTCTTTCATCCACTGATCTTGTAAATACTTAAAAATCAACGTCTTATACACTTGGTTAGTTGCTTGTAAAGCAAGGTGTAAAAACCCAATCCCTGGCACCTCATAAGGGCTCCCAACTTTGGACTAATTCTACTTTTTCGCTTTCACTCCAGCCGTACCACTTTTGCGTACCGTAGTTGCCGCTTTTTTAGCCTCCGCTGCCTTTTCCTCTGTTTTTACCTGCTCTGTGAGGTTTGCCGAAATATCATCTTTATCTTCTAAATTATCTTCCGCTACTTTTTTAGCAGTGGCTTTCGCCGAAGTTTTTTTTGCCCCAGGGGTGGCTTCTTCTTCCTCTACATCTTCTATCACTCCAAAGGCTTGTTCCTGGCGACCTTCGGCATATTCGGGGTTTTGAAACCGAAAAATGCGGGTGTGGAACTTATGCGAGTGCTTGACCGCCAGGCTTCGTCCGCCAGGGTCATCGGCAAAAATATTGGTGTCTGAGAGCACCAGCAAGGTAGGCTGGTCACGGTAGCGCTGAAAGGCTTCGGGTAATATTTCCCGAAGCTCTTCTTTGTTGTATTGAGTGATTTGTGTCATGTTTAAATTGTTATGATTGTTAAAAAAATAATTGTTGGGATTGTTAGATTGTTAAATAGTTCGCAAGGCGCAGTAGAATGGCTTCGCCCAACCATAAAACCATAGAGCCATAAAACCATTTAAAATGGAACAATGAGCCGTAGACAACAACAATTGATTTTTACCCCACGATCGCTCCAACTGCCCGGTTAGCTTTGGGCAACGCCACATAGTACATGCGGAAGCCTACTTCGTGTTGGCGCAAACGAGGGTTGTTTTCAGAGCGCTGCCAGTACATTTTTACTTCGCGGTCGCGTGCCTTAAACATCTCAGAATTTACAAAACCCACGCTGGCAATGCGGTCGGTGCCAGGGTTGTATAAGCTGCCAAAAGCTTTCTTGATGCCAGTGGCGGCATAATAAGGCAAAGAGGTGTATTCGCCGATCATAAAGCCATACAAACGCAGGGGTTGCCCTTCTCTAATATTTGCGTATTGGTCACGAAAGCTTTCGTGGGTAGTAATCAAATCCTGGATGTGGGCAGGCGAAAGAATCAATTCCCTGCCTTGCTTGGGTACATTGTTATCATCCCAGCGTCGCTTGAGATGAGCCACATCACCAGGCACCATACGGTTACGGGTAATCCCATCTTCGCTTACGGCTTCGCCACTGGTAACAATCACCGGAGTGCGCGCGGTATTACTTGCCGGGGCAAAAGCGTGAATGGCTTTGTCGCCCGTTGCCTCGCGCATTGATTCGGTGTGTTTGGTGGTGGTTTCGCCCATTTTATCAATCGAAATGGCGTACAGGGTATCGTCCGACACCGAGGTGTTTTCGGTGTCAAACTTGTCCAGGCTAATAGCCACATCCGAGTCTACATCGTTTACCGTGGCAATGGGGTAAGTACTGTTATTGATGAGCACCTTGGGGTCAGCCCCCAATTCGGTGAGGTGAATCACTTTGTTATTGACCAGATCGCTGCGATCTGGAATGCGATTCATAAATGAAGTATCCTTTCTGAACTTGCGAATTACTTCCCCTGTCCAGATTTCCTTATGAACTCCTGCCATGATTTTTTTTAATATTTAGTGTAAGTGTTTTGAAATAATCGGAAGTCTGATAAAGCTCCTGACTCCCGACTACTGACTAAAAAACTATACTAGGATTAAAGTGATTTTAGGATTTATAGGATTAGCTGAAGCTGAGCTCAGCACAGCAAAGCTGTAGCTTCGGTTGATTAATGTTGGTATTCAGACAATTAGTCAAAGTCCATCCTCAAAACCATTTTTGTTTAAGTATAACTTAGAGCACTGGCTCAGTACCGTATTCCTTGCGGAACAGCTCTTTGTAAAGCACCGGGTTTTCGTTTTTGATCAGCATCAGTTTTCCGGAAACTTGTTGGACAGTTCGCTAAAGCTTAACTCCTCAAAACCAGCATTTGCCCCGGCTTCGTTGCTGGTACCCATAGCCTTGATTTTGTTCACCAGGTTGGGGTGGGTAGGCATATCGGCAAGCGTATCGCGCACCATGTCATAGTTGTCATAGGCGTGGTTAAGCCATTTTTCCTTTTTTACCGGAGCAATTTTACCTTCTTTGATGGCATTCTCTACCAAGGCAATGGCTTCGTGTTTTTTCATTTCGGCTACCTCGTCGTGTAACCTTTTCTTTTCGTTTTCCAGGTTTTCGACATTGGTTTTGTAGCTTTCAATTTTGAGGTCAAGCGATTTAAGGCGTTTGATCTCGTTGCGAAGCCCTTCGACATGGCCAAGAATACCGTCGCGTCCGGCATCGGTGGGTAGCCCACAGGCATTGAGGACAGCGGTCAGGTCGCCTTTATAGCCCAGCACCTCATTACGAAGTTGCTCTGCCTGTTCAGATGTTAAACTCATAGGGTGATTTGTATTTGTAGGTTCAGGTAAAAATTTTATGGGGTATTGATTGAAAATATCAAAGAGGCTTGCCACATCGTTTTCGGCGGCAGCCACCGATGTAGCCATGCTTTTCTTTCTGGGATGTTCAAATACTTCATCCACAAAGCCTTGTCGTTTTGCCTCAGCTGCACTCAGCCAGGTCGTTTGATTCATCATGGCTGATAGCGTATCCACCTTTTGTCCGGTGCGGGTAGCAAGCAGGGTCAGCAACATTTCTTTGACCTGCATCAAGGTTTCGTGTTGCCCTGCCTCGTTGGGGTCAGTGCTGTTTTTGCCCCCAATAAAAGGGTTGTGGAGCATCAATTTGGCAAAATTGCACATGCCTACTTTTTTGCCACACACTGCAATCAGCCCCGCAATGCTGAGGGCAAGCCCGTCTACATAAGTATCAATGCGCACCCCAGGGGTGGTTTGGTTGATGTTGAGAATGGCGGCACAAATAGACAAGCCATCGGTGATTTTACCACCGGGCGAGTTGATGCGTACATTGAGGCGGCGGTACCTTCGGGCAAGCGAGTACAGTTCTTTTGCAAACCGTTGCCCGGAGATACCCTTGCCTTCGTCATCAATGCCGATTTTGTCGTAGAGCAAAATATGGGCAACCTCTCCTGCGGCGTTCCGAATGTCAAAATATTTGTATTCTTCCATGCAGTTTCGTTTAGCTCAGTGCCGTGGCCGTATCGGTGTCAATGTTGTATGTAATCGGTTTCCAGGGGGCATCCCCATCTTCCTGGGCAGCAAGCGCGGCAAACTGTGAAGTGCTCACCGCAGCGAGTTGCACTGCCCCACCCGTGGCATCGGTCACCGTGGTAAGCAGCCCCGGTGCGAGTGTGCGCACATCAGGATTGCTGCCTGTGGTGTTGGTCCCATTTTTCAAGTCCAGTATTTCGGCGCGACTGCCTGCCACGTGGCAATCGCCTGTGTATCTTAAAGCCATCAGTTTTTTTGCTTGTTTGGTTTGGGCAGCTATTAAGCAAGGAATGGACAGAGTAAAAAGAGGGGTTTTATGGGAGTGTAGTTTTTTGGGGCAGGTTGGTAGATGGCAAGGTTGTAGGTAAATTTCATTCGCTAAAAAAGGGGCAAAAGCCCCTTCTTTACTCCACAAATAACTCCCTCGCCAAGTCATACGCCTGGGTGATATAGCCCCGGCTTTCTATCCAGGCGATGGGTGTTTTATCGGCTTTTTGGGCAAGGTGGTACAGTTGCACCTGATACCTTATAGAGAATTGACGATAAAAAGTAGCGTACACCTCCTGGGGTGGTATTCCTTTGGCGATCGCATAAGACTTGATGAGGTGGTCAAAGGCACGGCGGGTATCTACAAAAAGGGTTTGCGAAGGAGCTTTATTGATGGCCGCAAGGTAGACCTTGGCTTCTTCCCTTTCTTGTTCCAAATCGCTGATCCGTTCCTCGTGGTCAATCAGGGTTTCCACGCTTTCTTTGAGGATTTGAAGTTTGTTCTTGCCTTTGGTAAGCGCCTTCAATCGTTTTTCGCATTCCAAAAAATACAACCTAACTTCGCGCCCCTTTTCGGTTTGGGCAAGCATGGCAAAAGACTTGGCGCAGTCAATCGTCAATTGATAGGTTTTGATCTTGCGGGTTACTTGCCTTTTACCTTCCTTTTGAACTTTAACTTCGCGGTTAAAGTTGAAATCTATCCCCTGAGTGAAGTTTTTCTGCAACATTTGTTCGGCTTTTTGTTTGGTAGAATACCCACACCATTGCCAAAATGCCTCAAAGTCTACCGGAAATACCTGGTCGCTTTGTAAGTAAAGCGTGATCTCGTTCATTAAGTCTTTCATTAGTTTTTAGTTTGATTTGTGTTGATTGATCAGTTGTTTTACTTCGTTGCCCAGCGCAGTGATTCTATAAATCTCGCTGCCAAACATTTGTAGTTGCCGGGCTTTGCGCCACAAGCTTTGCAGTTGCCCATGAAGCATCGCCAGGGTATGTGCCGGGTAATCTTTGAAGTTGGCCTGTTGCGCTTCAAGTGCTGACAACTGGTGGCAGATACTGGTGGTCTGGCGGGTAACATTCATCAAATCGGGCTGAGGTTGGGCGCGGGTGCCTGTGCCCTGCGTTTTTTTACGTTTGGCAGCCAGCCACTCCTGATACTGTTCGCCCGTTTTGGCAAAGACCAAACCCTGCCAGCCATTGGCAATCGACTTCCCGATAAGTTCCAGGGCAAAAGCTTCTTCAAACCCCGCCAACTTGTCCAAAATGCGTTGCACACTGAGCACCGATTTGTAGGGCTTTCTGATCTCCGTGCGGTACCTCAGCCAATCGCTCCATGCCTGCTTAAAGTATCCGAAGCGAAGGGCAACTTTATTTCTTTAGGTGCCGCCGTTTTAGGCTTGTTTTTTTTGACCGACTGAGCACTTGTTTTTGATGGCTTTTCTTCCTTGGATGATTCCGTTTTTTCTTTTAAAAGCTTTACATCTGAATCTCTATCTCCTTGATCTTCTATAGTTGATAGATTAGTATTGATTTCATTCAATGACTCATTATGTCGCCATTTTGGCGAGGTAAGGTCGCCAGATTGTCGTTGAACCTCGCCATTTTGGCGGTGCACCTCGCCAGCCTGGCGTGGGTCGCCAATTTGGCGAGGTTCCAGTCGGTCAAAGTTTACTCTCAGTTTTCGGTGGTGTCCATCAAAACTTTGCAGTAGCAAGTATTCATCTTTGATCAACTCGGCAATGTAGCGCTCTACTGACCGCTTGCCAATGTTGAGCGTGGTAGTAAAGTGCTCGTTGGAGGCAATGCAACCAAGGGGCAATTGTTCCAATAAAGAAATTTCCACAAGCAGGTTTTTTGCCACTGGGTTGAGGTGTTTGTCCAGCCAGATGCTGGCAGGGTAAAAGAAGCCTTCAAACGCCGGGAGGCGGGCGGGGTTCAGTTCTTTTACTGTGGTGAAGTTCTTTGAAGTTGTTTGTTCGCTTGTTTTCATGGAAGTTTTAGATAAGTAAGGAGTTGTGGTTAAAAAAACTCCCCAACAATGATTCGTTGGGGAGGGGTAACAGCATCCTATGCCACCACCATGGCATACGTTTGCCTGAGCTCACTCAGGTACTGCCCTAGACTGCTGCGTTCATGGTGTTCACAAGGAATCAGGTAAGGAATCAAGCCCTCCAGTTCGCCGCTGTATTGCCAGTAACTAATCAGCATTTCAGCTTCGTCGTGGGTGAGTTCGTCGCCCCCGCCTTCCAGGTGCATGGCTTCTGTATAAGCCCTTCGCTCATAAAAAGAAGTACCCGCCCCGGCAAAATCTGCCACTGACCAAATACCCGGAGTGGGCTCAAAGTCCATGCGCCAGACGGTACCGTGGTGCACATAATAAAGCGTGTTGCCATGCCGCCCCACATAATGGTACCTGGCGTGTTGCAAACGGTGGTAAGGGTAGAGTATCCCGTTAAAACTCAGGTGATTGATGACAGGATTTTGCCAACGCTCTACTATACACGAATGGCGGTGGGCATCATAACTTTGTACCTGCCCTACACCCAATGCCGGATAAGTGACATCCTCTACCCACAAACCCAACATCTGGTTTGGGTTTCTTGTGGAAATTGTTGAGTTTTGCATATAAATATGATTTAATATAGTTACCCCGTTTGAGTGCTTTCGGTCTCCAAACTAAAAGGCACTTTGGCGGGGCTTTTTTATTTGTAATTGTGTAATGCAAGTATAAACAATAGTGATGGGTAATCGTAGGGAAACGAGGAGAAAGAGTGGGGTAATTGACAACCTTTTATTCACCTCAGTAGTTATTGAGTGCAAAACCAGGCACTTTCAGTGCATTACATTTAGTATTGCGAAAAAATCGATTAGTTTGTGTTTATGACACATGAAAAAAAAGGTCATTTTTTCAAAACTCCTGTTTGATAAACTTTTGGTTAATGTTGCGAGGATTTTTGATGTTCATTATTGCTGAACTTTTAGTAGGAAATGATACATCTACTCAACCCTCCAATCTTCTTTTCAGCTATGGATAGATTACCTTCTAAATCTAACCACCTCAAGCTTTTAAGGTTGCTAACCTCAGAGGGGAGTTCCTCAAGCTCATTGAAGCTTAAATTTAGAGTTTCCAGGTTTTTTAATGAACAAATCCCAATGGGCAATGTTTTGAGTTGATTAGAGTCTAAGTATAATACTTTTAAATGCTTTGTTTTCCATTTCTCTTCTGGCAAATAAGTCAGTTGATTGTCAGATAATCTTAACTCTCTTAAATCTTTCAAATTCACTATTTCGTTAGGTAACAGGGCTAATTTATTTTTGGGGACATATAAACCCTGTAGATTTTTTAGCTGGCCTATTTCGGGAGGTAAATCGCTTAATTGATTCTTATCTAGCCCTAACATAAATAATTCTTTCAGCTCACCTATTTCGGGAGGTAATGCCGATAACTGATTACTGTACAAGTAAAGTTCTTCTAAATGTTTAAGTTTTTTGATTTCAGGGGGCAGGTTTTTTATTTGATTTTTGCTTAACCATAAAACTTCCAGGTTCTTCAATTCAAAAATTTCAGGAGGTAGCTCAGTTAAGTTATTATTACCCAAAGACAAGCTTCGTAAATTCTGTAAAGATGATGGATTTAATGATAAAGTTGTGATTGGATTGTCAGAGATATTCAAATATACCAGCTCTTTCAAGCTATTTACCTCCTTTGGCAAGGTAGTGAACTGATTGCCTGATAAATTTAGGTGTCTAAGATTTTTTAAGTGAGTGATTTTTGTTGGCAAATAAGCCAGCTGATTGTTTCTCAAATCCAGCTTTTGTAGCCTTCTTAACCTCCCAATACCAGAAGGCAAGGAACTAAGTCCTGTGTCGCCTAGAGCTAAGTCCTGTAAACTCGCTAGAGAGAAGATTTCATCTGGAAACGTTGAAAAAGGATTATGATCCAAATGTAGGTTAATTACATTTTGCAGTAGCTTAAATTCTGTTGGTAATGTTGTAAGGTTATTACCATCTAAACCAATGTACTTCATTTGTTGCAACTGCCCAACCTCAGGTGGCAAATATTCTACCCCTTTGCTACTTAAACCAAGCGTATCAGTTGTGTATAACTCTTTAATGTGCTGAGAATTCAAAACATTTATTTTTTTCTCGAAATTCCATTGATATAAAATCGAGTAGCCATTTAAATATTTTTTTAGAAAAGGAGCCTTTTTAACCAAATTCAACGCTTCCTCAATTATGGCTCTATCACCAGAACTCATCTGTTGTAGAAACCTTTGCTTGATATTATCTTTGTTCATAAGAAAAAAAGTTACCTGCCAAACAACACATTAGAATGAAATATCATACAACAAATCTGAAAAAGGTATTAACTCATTAGTCACAATATTGTATCCATAAGCTGCTTGGTTTTCTTGGCTTTTCATTTGTTCTTCTTTCCAGTTATTAATTTCTTCATCATGATAATTAGCATAATTAAGCAACGCCAGGTAGGATACTTTTGCTGAAGCGGAAGTTGTCTTAAGTAATTTTTTTTTGATAACCTGTTGGAGTTGAGTATCTTCTTGTATTCTCCTTTTCATTGGTTCTGCAAAATATTTATAATGATATTTAGCCTCACTGTAGTTTTCTAAAACTCTATCAAAAAAACCTACCACTCTATCTGCCTGGCTAAATAGAAACTTAATATGAAATTCTACATCATCATCATTATGCCTTTGTTTGGGTTTAATTTTTTCATAAGTCTCCTTCAGAATATCAGCCTCAGGCCAGCCTATACAGAGTGCTACCAATTTTCCTTTATTTAGCTTATATCCCAAATCTACTTGATGCATTTTCTCTTTAACAATTGGATCATTGATGAAGTTTTTGCCCAACACGTTGGCTGCATAAACCCTTTTGTCCCGATGATGTGAATCTATCAATCTCAATGCTATTTTTCGTAAAACTTTGCTTTTAGGTGCAGTTCTGTTGAGAAAATCGATTATTTCTATATCAGTGATAGTTTCTTGATTATCATTGATGTAATCTATGATGTAAGGATAAGAAGGAGATAATTTGCCTGAGTTTATTGCCAACTGCTTCCAAAAATCCTCAACGTCATTATCTAATGGGTTGTCGTCTAATAGCTTTGTTATATCATTATTTATAACATTCATGACATAATCAAAATTCTCAATCAATAGTGAAGTGATGATCAGTGATTGATTATCAATATCAAGACCCCCAAATAATTTAGGAGTTGTTTTAAAATTTGTGCCTTTTTCTTGTAATTGGAAGTAAATGTCTAATTTCTGGGAGATCAAATAACCACAAAAAGCTATCCGTCTTTGTCCTTCACTATTCAAGCTGCCTCTATGAAAAATGCTATCCTTACAAATTGTCAAAACTTTGCCTTCATCAAGGTATTTCAATGCCTTGAAATAATTAATAGCAATAGTAGTTCTTAAATTATAATCTCCCTCTTTTGCATAAAGACTTAATTGTTCCAGTACCTTTTTTTCTACGGGAGTACTTTCTGATATTTTCTCAATTAGTTGCAGTCTTAGATTTGCTTTTAGTGGTAAAGAATCAGAGAATCGTTTATCTGAATCAGGTAGTTGATGATCAAAGAATTCGATAAGTAGACTTTGCCTATAGGCCTCATTAGTTAGCTTTGAAAAGATAAACTCCTTGACATTTTTATTTTTTGTAAAATTCTTAGTAAGAATGTGTATTACATCATTATAATCTTGTATCGCAAACAAATCCTTTGGCAGAAGGGTTAATTCTTCCAGTACAAACCTATCGAGTATATATTCTTGAAAATATTCTTTATCCAATTCAATGAAAGGTTTAACTGCTTTTGCTCTTTTAGATATATTGCGATCAAAAATAATGGTTTCTAAAATATTTATGCCTTCTTTTGGTGCATCACTGTACACTTGACTTATAAAACCAGCCGCGTCAGCATTACTACTATTAAGGGTTAAAAAATAATTCTTCAAAAAATGCATAACTTCCTCATCATCCTTCCACCCCATCAAAAGAGCATTCACATACCAGTCGCTATGACCGTGCTCTTCAATATTCTTCATCAAAAACTTTTTTGCTTTAACATTTTTTGATATTAAACATAGGTAGATTTTAGGGAATACATAGTAATCCTTCTTTTCATCCAGATAAGCATCAATGCTAGGTATTAACTTGACATTTCCTTGAAAGTAATGCATTAATTGTGGAGCCCAATTTGTTTCATGACCATAAAAAGTCTTTCTAACATCTTCTTTTTGAAGTTCTGTGACTATTCGATCTACTACTTTTGGTGAGTTATTGTAACAATGAAAAAGAATTTTCCAGGCAGCTTCTTTGCCTAATACTTTGTCTGTGTAATCAACACTAGCATCAACAGATGTTAAACAGATTTCTAATAATTCTTTATCGTTGCCCCAACCGTCCATCAATACAAATAAAAATATGTTATCAAGAGTATCACTCCCACTATATTTGTCTACAAGATTTAGTAATTCTTCTGGTGATTGTATTTTCAGGAATACTTTTAATTTCATCCAAAATAGGTAAACAATGGGGTGTCTGCTACTTGCAAACTTTTGTACATATAATTTTTGTATATTTTCTTCTACTCCATCTGTAATAATTGTATGTAAGGCGTAAGCGAGAATTTCAGGATTAAAACAAGTATCCAACAAGTTCGTAATTTGAGCATATAACCACTCATCTTTGATAAACTTTTGAATAGTATATGATGCAGCAAGTTTCTGGTATTCATTGCCATTGATTAATGATTTTAGCAAAAAATCTTTTTGCCTAATGGTTAACTCTTCCAAACTAAAGCCTCTTAAATCACTAATTCTGTAATCATCATAACGGTAATAATTAGGAAAGTAATTGAACAAATATGTCAACACCTCATCTTTAATTTTATGGTGATGAACAGTTTCCAGTATAATATTCCATAAAATTCCTTTTATGCTTTCATTCGTTTCATATTCAAACTCTTGCTTGATTTGCGTAAAGTTATCCATTGCTAATTTCGCCGGGGCATTATTTAGATTGAGGGCAAGCTCGTAGCGAACAAACTTAGCATAGAGAGAGGTTGCAACGTTGGTATTTTCAGGAGCTTTTACACAATCCCAAAATCTATTAAACTCGCAACCTTTTTTGTAGGGAATCAGTCCAAAAAAGCTATTAAGTACTTGGTGCCAAGCAGGTTTATGGGCAAATTCTTTTAAAACCTGCATGGCTTCTTCCGTTTCAGATTCACGCAAACTTTTAGCTGCCAAAAATTCTTGGAACTGGCGGTGCATAAATGCAATTTCCTCGGTAGACTTTTCAATGATAATTCCAATTTCATTGGCTCCAATATCAATCAATTCTTTGCTGATTTTTTTGGCTTTAGGAACTTCATAGTTCATATAGCCTACCAAAAACTCCCTAATTACCCGTTGAGCATCTTCCTTTAGAATGACTCCTTCGAAACTGTTTTTTTGGATGTGAATGGCCAGCTCCAGAAAAATATCATTCAATTCAAAGTCCCACTTGTTGTGTATAATAATGTCTGCTGGTTCTTTTCTCTTGACAGGGTGTGTACTAATCAAATATTCGGTAATGTTAGCCAAGGCTTTGTATTTGTTTCTGGGTAACACAGCATCTTTAAATTTCTGAGTAATCAGTATGCTGAGCAACAAAGGGTTTTCAGCTAATGCCTTGAAGTCACTAGATTTCTTGAGTTCCTTAATAAATTGCTCCGCGTTTTTATTGGCTAGGCTTACATCTTTTTCGCCTAGCGATTCTGTCCACTTGGTATACCAATACAGGCTAAAGGCGTACTGTTGTTGTTCTGAAAAAGGAGCCAGCAATATTTCTTTTACTGAGCGAAAAGAATCTTTAAGTAACTTGTACCCATATGGACGGCTGGAGTATAAGACATGGGCATTGGTTAGGCTGGCTTGGATTTCAATTTTGGCAATGGATTGACTAGCTGCTGAAGTGTTACTCCATTCATCTACTCCATCAATTACCAATAAAAGGCGATTATCTTCCAGTGCTCGGTTTACGATATTAAATAAACTTTCTTTACCTAAGCTTTTAAGCCACATTTTCACAAGGGTGGGTAAGCTTAAGTTTTCGCTACTGGTGATATGCTTGGTAATATAAGCAAAGGGTAACCAAACGGGCAGCATTCTTCCCCATTGTTGGGCTATTTCAAGTAATTGGGGAGTATTAGACAAAATATCTAAGACCAAGAAACGAAGCAAGGTACTTTTACCAGAACCAGGATCGCCCAAAATGATGCTTTTTTGGTAATTTGGCAGTACAGCATCTATGCTGGTACGAGTTGTGATGTTTTGATAAGTCAAGCCACCTACATCTTTCTGGTGAAGAGACGATTCATTATCTACTTCATATCTTTCAATGCGCCCTGATTGTTGTATTAAACTATAATTTCTTTCTGTTTTATTAGAACCAACCACAAAACTGGTTCTGGTTTTTTCAATGTTTACATCAGGTATAATAAACCTTTCTTCTAATAAGGCATCTAGTTTTTTGATTTGCTGAGCAGGAAGACCTGGGTCATGTTGCTGGAAAACAGTTTTGTATAATTTGTATAGTTCTTTTCTAAATTTTGCTACCTGAGCTGCATCCAGTTTCTTGCCTGTGGTAATTATGTGTTCTAAATGAATCGCGCCATTAAACTGTGTGACCCATGCCTCACCAAAAAAATCATACACAATTTGAGGGTGGTCTTTGAGAATTCGGCATAATTGTACCTTGTCCCACTTTATAAATTGTATGTTACTTTTGTTTAAGTCACTTTTCAGAGCATTGAACTTATCCTGTAGTTGGGTAGTATTCATTGACGCAGTGGTACAGAGTACAAATTCATCACTTTTGCTATACAATTTGCCTTTTTTGAATTTATCAACAATCTTGTCCAAATCACTATCTTTGATTTGTTGGTATCGCTTACTCTGATAAGTGGCATATCTGGAATTGTCTTTTAGGGCATAAATATCTATGCCTTCCTGCCTTTGCCCTTTAGTGCCAAAAATTTCACAGTCATCCAGTGAGTACTCAATTTGTACTATTCTCAAGCACAATTTTTCAAAATCTTCCCAGGAAAGTTGTTCAATGGGTAGCTCATCAATAGCAGTTTTTACAGGCGGGGCTATGACTGAAGCAGGCGGGGTATGCAAGTAAGATTGTGAAGAAACTGTTTTCATTTCTATGAAGCTAATTAAAGTATGTACCAGTTTTCAATATCGTGATTACTCGCTTTTTTTCAAACTTTGCCTGGAGTTTTCATTGTTGATTCATACTCTGAATCTAACAGGGTAACTATCACTCTTTCAAAAATTACCTATTTATCAGTACTCCTACATTTTTTTGCAAATAAAAGCTCGTTGAGCATAGTTGTTTTTCAATTCGAGGTAAAGTCGTTCAAATATTCCTGGAGGACGATATAATTCTTTCATTTTTTATACTTAAACAACCTTGCATAGCTATTGATAGAAAGCATAAAATAAATGATCATACTACCCCTAAAAGTGTTTTTTAATTACCGATTACAACGAAGATTGTACCTAGCTTAATGCAAATCACCGCTCAGGAAGAAAACGTATTTACCGACTGATTAGGCACTTACCCTTACAGAATCTGCTACCCTTTAGCACTGCCCCAAACTCTACTTTACCAGCAGATAAAAAGCGTTCACAAGAATACATAAAAGAGTCGTTCCCTTTAGACAATACATAAGAATACCCAAAAGACTACAACAAAAGAAAAAGAAAAAAAAGAAAACGGACAGCCTGGCTATTTTTCTCTTTCTCTTTTTTTTTCTTTTTAAGGAAATATTCCGATTAGGCAAGTACTCAAGGCTTGAATGGAGTGTTGGGAAATGCCAAGTCAAGCAAGTTGCGACCTCCACGTTTATGAGCATTAGATGTTGAACCACTACTACCACCACCCGCGCATGGGTGATCGTTGTTTGTTTGCTTGTCGTATTTAACATTCAAAAAGCCAGAATATAAAATAAGTGTTTTTAGCAGGGTATGGCTTGCGATCTATAAAACATGCTACCCTTTCTACACTCGTTTTTCTTTGACGCGTGTTGCGGCTCTATGGGCGTAACAGGGGTAAGTCCTGGCTTGGGTAGCTACCCATTAAAGACAGACATTTTTTAAAAAACTCCTATCTGCTATAGATTGCATTAGTTGACTTATATAAGTGACTCATTATGATGCCAAATTGTCAAGCTAAGCATGCTCATTTGGCAAGGTTCGATGACAATTTGGCATGCTTGCCATACCAGCAAGGAGAGAAATACAGCTATAGCACTCAGCTTATTTTATCCCTCCTGCTCCCCAGGCAAAGCAAGCCAGGTCTGCCTGCTGAACAACTTGCCCCCTATAGGGCGAAGACTATACCTGTTTTTTACCGACTGATTAGGCACTTGCCTTTAGGGAACCTGCTCCCCTTTAGCACTGACCCAAACTGTACTTTACTACCAGATAAAAAGCGTCCACAAGAATGCATAAAAGAGTCGTTCCCTTTAGACAATACATAAGAATACCCAAAAGACTACTACAAAAGAAAAAAAGAAAAAGAAAGCAGTCATCTTTACCATTTTTCTCTTTCTCTTTTTTTTACTTTTTAAGGAAATATTCCGATTAGGCAAGTACTCAAGGCTTGAATAGAGTGTTGGAAAATGCCAGGCCAAGTAAGTTGCGATCTCCACGTTTATGAGCATCAGATGTTGAATCTCTACTACCACCATCCGCGTATGGGTGATCGTTGTTTGTTTGCTTGTCGTATTTAACATTCAAAAAGCAAAAATGTAAAATAAGCGTTTTTAGCAGGTATGGCTTGCGATCTATAAAACATGCTACCTTTACTCTACTCGTTTTTCTTTGACGCGTGTTGCGGCTCTATGGGCGAAACAGGAATGAGTCCTGGCTTGGGTAGCCACCTACTAAAAGAAAAACACTCTAAAAAAAGAAAAAAGGTCTATCTGACTATAGATTGCATTAGGTGATTTATTGAAATGATGTAGCATTAATGTCGCCAATTCGTCCCTGAACCTTGACAAATTGGCAAGCTTACAACACCAGCAAGAAAAAAAGTATAGTGCTTGGCTTATTTTTATCCAAACCCCCAAAGAGCAATGAAGGAGTTGGGCTACCTTCCGAGACATGCATTCTGAGCAAAACAACCTGCCCCGGAGAATAAATACCATACCTGTTCAATGCAAATCGCTACTCAGGAAGAAGCTTGTTTACTGGCTAACTTGGCACATGCCTACGGAATCTGCTGCCTTTGGTACTTGCCCAAACTATATTTTACCAGCGGATAAAAAGCGTCCACAAGAATGCATAAAAGAGTCGTTCCCTTTAGACAATACATAAGAATACCCAAAAGACTACTACAAAAGAAAAAGAACAAAAAGAAAGCAGTCATCTTTACCATTTTTCTCTTTCTCTTTTTTTCTTTTTTAAGGAAATATTCTGATCAGGCAAGTACTCAAAGCTTGAATAAGGTTTCGGGAAATGCCAGGTCAACAACTTGCGATCTCCACGTTTATGAGCAGTAGAAGTTGCACAAGGGTCATCAGGCATTGTATGTTGTATTTAATATTCAAAGAGCAATAAATAAGCGTTTTGCGTAGGGTCTGGCTTGCGATCTATAAAACAGTCTATACTTCCTACACTCGTTTTTCTTTGGCGCGTGTTGCGGCTCTATGGACGAAACAGAGGTAAGTCCTGGCTTGGGTAGCTACCCATTTAAAGAAGAACACTTAAAAAACTCCTACCTGCTATTAATAGATTACATTAGTTGATATTATTAAGTGATGTAGTATTATGTCGCCAATTTGTCAAGCTAAGCATGCTAATTTGGCAAGGTTCGATGACAATTTGGCGAGGTTCAGGACAAATTGGCAAGCTTGCCATACCAGCAAGCAATAAGAGAAGTACAGCTACAACACTCAGCTTATTTTATCCCTCCTGCTCCCGAGGCAAAGCAAGCCAGGTCTGCCTGCTGAACAACTTGCTCCCCATAGGGCGAAGACTATACCTGTTTTTTACCGACTAATTTGACCACCTGCCCTTACGGAATCTGCTACCCTTTAGCACTGCCCCAAACTCTACTTTACCAGCAGATAAAAAGCGTCCACAAGAATGCATAAAAGAGTCGTTCCCTTTAGACAATACATAAGAATACCCAAAAGACTACTACAAAAGAAAAAGAACAAAAAGAAAACAGACAGCCTGGCCATTTTTCTCTTTCTCTTTTTTTTGTTTTTTAAGGAAATATTCCGATTAGGTAAGTGTTCAAGGCTTGAATGGAGTGTTGGAAAATGCCAGGTCAACAACTTGCGACCTCCACGTTTATGAGCATTAGATGTTGAACCACTACTACCACTACCCGCGTATGGGTGATCGTTGTTTGTTTGCTTGTCGTATTTAACATTCAAAAAGCAAGAATGTAAAATAAGCGTTTTTAGCAAGGTATGGCTTGCGATCTATAGAAAAGCCTACCTATTCTACACTCGTTTTTCTTTGGTGCGTGTTGCGGCTCTATGGGCGAAACAGGGGTAAGTCCTGGCTTGGGTAGCTACCTACTAAAAGAAAAACACTCTAAAAAAAGAAAAAAGGTCTATCTGACTACTAGATTGCATTAGGTGATGTATTGAAATGATGTAGCATTAATGTCGCCAATTCGTCCCTGAACCTTGACAAATTGGCAAGCTTACAACACCAGCAAGAAGAGAAGTACAGTGCTTGGCTTATTTTTATCCAAACCCCCAAAGAGCAATGAAGGAGCTGGGCTACCTTCCGAGACATGCATTCTGAGCAAAACAACCTGCCCCGGAGAATGAATACCATACCTGTTCAATGCAAATCGCTGCTCAGGAAGAAAGAAGCTTGTTTACTGGCTAACTTGGCACATGCCTACGGAATCTGCTGCCTTTGGTACTTGCCCAAACTATATTTTACCAGCGGATAAAAAGCGTTCACAAGAATGCATAAAAGAGTCGTTCCCTTTAGACAATACATAAGAATACCCAAAAGACTACTACAAAAGAAAAAGAACAAAAAGAAAACAGACAGTCTGACCATTTTTCTCTTTCTCTTTTTTTCTTTTTTAAGGAAATATTCTGATCAGGCAAGTACTCAAAGCTTGAATAAGGTTTCGGGAAATGCCAGGTCAACAACTTGCGATCTCCACGTTTATGAGCAGTAGAAGTTGCACAAGGGTCATCAGGCATTGTATGTTGTATTTACATTCAAAAAGCAAGAATATAAAATAAGCGTTTTTAGCAGGGTATGTCTTGCGATCTATAAAACAGATTACTTCCCTACACTTGTTTTTCTTTGGCGCGTGTTGCGGCTCTATGAGCGAAACAGAGGTGAGTCCTGGCTTGGGTAGCTGCCTATTAAAAGAAAAACACTCTAAAAAAAGAAAAAAGGTCTATCTGACTATAGATTACATTAGGTGATTTATCCAAATTGTCAAGCTAAGCATGCTAATTTGGCAAGGTTCGATGACAATTTGGCGAGGTTCAGGACAAATTGGCAAGCTTGCCATACCAGCAAGCAAGGAGAGAAATACAGCTATAGCACTCAGCTTACTTTATCCCTCCTGCTCCCCAGGCAAAGCAAGCCAGGCCTGCCTGCTGAACAACTTACTCTCCATAGGGCGATGAAGACTATACCTGTTTTTTACCGACTGATCAGGCACTTGCCTTTAGGGAACCTGCTCCCCTTTAGCACTGACCCAAACTGTACTTTACCACCAGATAAAAAGCGTCCACAAGAATGCATAAAAGAGTTGTTCCCTTTAGACAATACATAAGAATACCCAAAAGACTACTACAAAAGAAAAAGAACAAAAAGAAAACGGACAGCCTGGCTATTTTTCTCTTTCTCTTTTTTGTTTTTTAAGGAAATGTTCCGATTAGGCAAGCATTCAAGGCTTGAATGGAGTGTTGGGAAATGCCAGGCCAACAACTTGCAACCTCCACGTTTATGAGCATCAGCAGTAGAAGTTACACCACTACCACCCGCGTGTAGGTGATTGTTGTTTGTTTGCTTGTCGTATTTACATTCAAAAAGCAAGAATCTAAAATAAGCGTTTTGAGCAGGGTATGGCTTGCGATCTATAAAACAAACTACTTCCCCTCCACTCGCTTTTCTTTGGCGCGTGTTGCGGCTCTATGAGTGAAACAGGGGTAAGTCCGGGTTACCCAGTTAGTTGCCCTAGCAAATACTCAGCAAAGAAAAGCTTTATTTTCCCTTATTACTTACGTTTCGCTGATTTCTAGGTTGGAAAAAAGAAAATACTTAAACTCGCTGTATGATCACAGAACGAGTAGATGATATTCCCTTATTGGTTGCAAAATTAGAAGAGAGTAACCTGAGTCAGCACCTGAACCGTTATTTTCCAGATCATGGAAACTGGACAGGTCTTGATGGCGGCAAATTAGCCGTTGTTTTTTTAACTTATGTGTTATCACTTGGCGATCATAGACTAAATCATGTAGAATCTTGGGCAGGAGAACGATTATTTACTTTGCGTCATAGCCTAAACGCAGCAAATTTGACTCAAAAGGATTTTACAGATGATCGTTTAGGTAGCCTGATGGAGCGTTTTAGTGATGAATCTAAATGGGATAAGTTTGAAGCTGATCATAATAAAGAGATGTTGGATATTTATGATCTAAGGCCATCAAAAGAGGTTGTTCGCCTGGATGCCTTGATTGTTCAGAGCTTTCGTGATCAAGGTGAGCACTTTAAACGGGGCTATTCGAAACAACACCGGGCAGATTTGCCCCAACTTAAGGTAATGGTTGCCACTGTTGATCCATTGTCAATGCCCTTAAGTTCTGTGATTGTGTCAGGTAATAAAGCAGACGACAATTTGTACCAGGATGTAGTAAAAAAACTTGAAAAAAGTATGCCTAAAAAGCAACAGTTGTTTGTAGGGGATGCAAAATTGAGTAGCACGGGAAATCGGGCATATCTCCAAAACAAGGAGCAATTTTACCTTACCCCTCTCAGCGAAACCCAATGTAGCAAGGAGCAACTATCTGCTTATTTGGGCAATAAACCTGATAAACTAACAGCGGTTTTTGGTGAAGCCAAAACAAATGATAAAAAAGCTCCTCTGAAAGCCCATGCTTTTGAGCAACAGGAAGATATCTATTGTGAAGATTTGGATATTACGTGGACTGAGAGAAGGATTATAGTATACTCTCCCTCTTATTCCAATCAGCTTAATAAGAAGTTGGATGAGCGCAAAGAAGTAGTAGAGCAAAAACTGAAAACCCTTTTAGAACCTAAGCAGGGCAAGAAAAAATGGAAAAACAAAGCTGAGCTAGAGGTTAGCGTTACTCAACTTTTAAAAAAATATAAGCTACAAAAGTTTATTGATGTTGAAGTAAAAGAAAACCTTAGCTTGAGACCAGTACAAAAGTACCGGGATCGCCCAGCGAGGGTTAAAGAAGAACTTAGCTTCTCTCTGGAAGTTCAGGTGAATGAAGAAGCACTGGCAGCACATCGGCTAAAATTAGGCTGGCGTGTTTATGCTACAAATGCCCCTGTGACCTATTTATCAACAAAAGAGGCTGTAATCTGTTATCGTCAGGAATACCGTATCGAACATAAATTCAATGAGTTACTTAATAAAATTACATCATTGATGCCTGTGTATCTTAAAAAAGATCATCGAATAAAGGCTCTTATACGATTACTGCTACTGGCACTAAAATTTGTAAGTGTTATTGAATATCAAGTACGTCAAGAGTTGGAAAACACAGAACAGAAAATCAAAGGACTCTATGTGGGTAATCCAGGCAGAGCAACAGCTAAACCAACAAGCAAAATGATATTGGAGGCATTCAAGAATATCACATTAGTGATAATGCCTATACAAAATCAAATATTCATTAAAATCAGTGAATTAAAACCAATACAACAGCAATTGCTGAAATTTTTAAAAATAAGCCCAAGTGCCTATTTAGGACTTGAACAAGTTTCATTTTCTGATTCCCATTTGGGCGAAACGTAAGTATTACACCAGCGAATATCCCAAAATAGAAAGGTATTCAATTTTGAAGCTTTCCGCTACTATAAGCCTTCCCCTCTGGACTGCCCATTTCACCAACCATTTATTACTTTTTTTACGCCCCTTATTTCATCACTTCCCGCCAGACTACTATAGCATCCTTCAAATCTACCATTTGCTCAAAAGAATGTGGCAAGTCTCTGAGAATATTCTTTGATAGCAGCCTGAAATCATTTTTTATTCAAACAAAGGCGATAACAGCTGTTACTTATGAAAAAGACTAAAATCTTAAAACTCTTTCCTCAGTGTATTCCTTACGTGAAAGAATTACGTGATTTAACCGGAAGCATCAATGCTGCCATCCTGATGCAACAACTTGACTACTATTTTATCTGCCGACCCCGTGGGTTTTATAAGTTCAGTCAGCCTTCCGGTCATCCTGAATACCGCAAAGGAGATAGCTGGGTCGAAACCTTAAACTTTTCTTTTAAAGAGTATAAAGGTGCCTGGCAACGCATTGGCATCACCTATGCCTCTAAAACAGCTTATAATCAGGCCGAAGGCGACAAATTTCAAGGCAAGCTTTATTGTGCCTACATCGACCGAAAGCAAAACAACAAAACCTACTATTTCCGCAATCACGCGTTGGTCGACCAAAGCCTGGAAGCCCTGCCACAAAGCAAGGAGCTGATTACCTTCAGAGCCATGCATTCTGAGCAAATTGCGGCTCGCCGGGAACAACTTGCCCCGGAGCACGAAAACCATACCTGTTCAATGAAAATCACCGCTCAGGGAGAAGTGGTCTGCTCTGAGGAGGAAGCTTGTTTACTGGCGGATTTGGCGGCTGACTTTGACACTGACCCAGGTCAGGCTGCTTTACCAACGAATAAAAAGTGTTCACAAAAATGCTCTAAAGAGTCGCAACCTTCAGGTAATACAAAAAACGCTCTGAATAATACTACAGAAGAAACCAAAGAAAAAGAACAAAAAGAAAACAGTCATCCCGACCATTTTTCTCTTTCTTCTTCTTCTTCGGGAGGGGGTGCGGATCATACGGGTACTCAAGCCTTGAATGAAGTACCGGAAAGTGTCAGTCCAGGCTTTGATCCACCTTCGGCATCCCGGCAGGAAATAAGAGCCGAATTTGGGCAGACAGTGCAACCCTTGATTGACCAACTCCTGAAGGAGTTTGACCATCTGGACTTGCGGGAAGAGCGGGAACGCCTTCATAAAAAGCTTTTTGAGAGATATGAGCAGTATGGCTATTCGGTAGCGTTTATGACAAAACAACTGCGGGACTACCTGAAATATCACGTAGCCAGCCCCTTTCCGATCCCCAAGTTTCAAACCGCTGATGCTTTTCTTGACCAAGGGCTGAACCGGGACTATGCTACTAAACTGAAGAAAATAGCCTCCCAAACCCCTTCAGAAGGAGCAGGAGCACAAGTAGCCCGAACAGCTTTTGAACCACTATCAGAAGAACAAGAGGACAAACTGAAACAACGCGCCCAGCAGTACGAAGCCAACAAGAAAAACAACACATCCAATGACCCAAAATAGCTTAATGGAAAAACAAGAGGTGAAAATGCCCCATGATGTATTTACCGAACAAACCTTATTGGGTACCCTCATTAATGAGCCTGTCACGATGGTAGAGGTCATTGATATTTTAGAAGTGGAATCATTTTACCGAACCGAGCATCAGGTAATTTATGAGGCAATATTTGAATTGTATGCCGCTGGCGAAAACATCGATCTGATTACTTTGAGTCATCAGTTGCGAGCCACAAGCAAGCTGGAAATGATCGGAAGCGCCAAGTATTTGATATTTTTATCCAGAGAGGTGTCGTTGGCGCTCAACACGGTCAAATACGCCCGGATTTTACAGGAGATGCAAATTCGTCGGCAAATGATTGCGCTGGGCAACCAACTTTCAAAATCGGCGCAGGACATCACCCACGATGTTTTTGATTTGTTGAGTGATACTCAGCATCAGCTCCAAAAAACTGTCAATGGTACCTGTGGGAAGCCTTTCCACTCACTATCTGATTTGCAGGAGAACACGTTGCAGGAGTTGCACAACTACCAACACAGCCCACACGGGATGAGTGGCTTGCCCTGTGGTTTGCACCGCTTGGACATGGCCACCTCTGGCTGGCAAAAAAGCGACTTGATTCTACTGGCTGCTCGCCCAGGGGTGGGTAAAACCAGTTTGATGTGCACCATTGCCCGTAACGTTGCCGTTGATGTGCAACAGGCAGTTGGGATATTCTCCCTGGAGATGCAGTCTGTCAAGTTGTACCTGCGGCTGGCTTGTGCAGAGGCTAATTACAGCTATCAGCACTTGACCAATCAAAGCTTACAGGCGGCAGATTGGGAGCGTTTGAACGATCAGGTAAGACAACTGGCCAGTCACCCGATATTCATTGATGAAACTCCTGGGATTAGCATTCAGGAGTTAAGAGCCAAGGCTTTCCGTCTCAAGGAAATGTATAACATCAAACTACTACTCATTGATTATCTGCAACTAATTACCACTGGTGGGATGAAGTTTGGTACTCGTGAACAGGAGGTAACTTACATTTCGGCTAGTTTGAAAAAGCTTGCCAAAGAGCTGGACATCCCCGTGATTGCCCTTTCCCAGCTTAGCCGGGCTTTGGAGTCACGTTCCGACAAACGCCCTCGTATGTCTGACTTGCGTGAAAGTGGAAGCCTGGAACAAGACGCAGATTTGATTCTCTTTCTTTACCGTAATGAGTACTATGGCATTGCCGAAGATGCTTCCGGAGCGCCTACTCAGGGACATACTGAGGTCATCATTGCCAAGCACCGCAATGGTAACCCAGAGACGATTCCCCTCAAATTTGACAACGGAGGCATGCGTTTTGAAAACTGGCAGGAGAACGACTTTGTGACCAAAATGCCAGGCTAA